TCGAATGGTGGGCGTGACAGGGATTGAACCTGTGACCCCTACGATGTCAACGACTTTCCCCATGCGGAAACGCCGTACCTACGGGGAAGGGAGAGCTTAATATTTTCCATTTACGCACCTACATTCACTTTATGTTCTCTTTCGCAGGTTCACCTGTGACAGGGGGAACTACGTATAATCCCATCTCCAGTGCTTCAGCAGCTTTCCGCAGATGATCCGGCGAATATTTAGCATAAACTCGCCGCGTGATGTTGGCATTTTTATGCCCCAGATATTGAGCTATTTCCTCCATTGGAACCCCGGCCTCAGCCATCCAGACAGCGGACGTATGTCGAAAGACGTGGGCCGATATACCTTCAAGGCCCGCTTTCTCTGCCGCCGTGGCAATTCCCTTCTTCAGGCTTTTCACCGGCTGGCCAGCCCATTCCACCACATAATCCGTCATGGCACCGTCTCGCGCGTCTTTCAGGGCGGCAAAGAGTGTTGCATTGATCGGGACGATTGCGCGCCCCTTTCTGCGAACCGTGTCATTCGGATCGCGAAGATGAATAAGCCGTCTGGTCATATCCACACGATCCCATGTCAACTCAAGAATAGCGGTTACGCGGGCCGCTGTTGCCAGCATTAGGTGAAAGGCCAGACGCAAATGCGGCGTTCGGGCCTCCTCGATCATGCGGCGCGCTTCGTCGCGTGTCATAAATCGGTCTTTGGGTTCCGGCTTTTTCGGTCGCTCTATATGAGGTGCCTTGCCAATCAGCTTGTGTTTTTCGGCCCAGACAAGAACCATCCTGAGATGACCCAGCTCGGTGTGAATTGTACCATCTGAAATTCCGCGCTTCCGACGTTCTGCAGTATGCGCACGGCAATCCTCAATCGTGATGCTTTCGCCGTCCCGACCTTCAAACCGTGCCTTCAGAGCTTTCCAGGTATGCGTCATAGTGCCAACGATGGCGTGACCGGCCTTGTCGGCTAAATAATCACGCCAAAGGTCTGACACCTTCTGGCCTTGCGTGCGCGTTACCTCTGCATAGATTGCTGGCGCAAGGAGATAAGCTTGGCGCGCGTCATCGGTTCCGAGTGAATAGCGGCGCCTCTTTCCATTCCGTTCGAACGTGAGGGCGTATTTTCCTCGTAGTCGGGTAATTCTCCATTCTGACATTCGAACCTCTCAACGTCACTAGCCTTGATGCGAAACAGTTTGCCACCCAGACGGAAAGCACCAAGCTTCCCGTCTTTGATGAGCGATCGAACATGTTTCTCTGAGCATTCCCACCGCTTGGCGAGAGTGGCAGGCGTAAACAGCGCCTCCATTATTCACCTCCATGTTGGTTTGAAAAGTGATTTGTTCTTTTTTTGTTCTCAATATAAGACAGCCAGCCTGAACAGGGAGAATTGACATGTCTCGATTTAAAACGGTCCGCAATCCGGCTCTTACCGAAGCTGAGAAGCAGCAAATCTTGTCGAGGTTGATTGCGTTGAAAGAGCTTATGAACGGCTGTACCGCCAATCTGGAGATAGGCTGCGAAGATTATAAGCTGCTTGACCACCTTGGCCGGGAAGTCATGACAGCCGGTGAAACCATCGCGAAGTCTCGGTTTTGGGGTAAGCCTGAAATGCATAAAATTGGCGGGAAGTAGCCTCATCCTCACTCCCTTTCCCGCAGTGCGGCGCGGCCTTCAAGACGATCCATGCGCGCAATGAGTTTGTCGATTTTGGCTTCTAAGCGCTCAGCGGTCGATTGTGTGCCGCCTTTGCAGTGACATTCTGCATGGTCGCCATTGATGGCGCGGTTCCAGCAACCGGGATGTAGAAAACGACCACCTGGCACGTCTGGGTCAATTATCCATCGGCAACGGCTCATTCGGAACCGCCTTTCAGGGCTAGGCGACCGGCAGTCGTCAGCGTTGCATAGTTGCCGTCTGATGTTTCAATGACCTCGACCAGACCAAGACTTTGAAAGCGCTTAACCGTTTCAACGTCGTGCTGATCGCCTTCATCGCCAAGGTATATTATGGCTAGGTCAAGACGTTCATCGCGGGTCAGCTTCATTCGCTCTGCTCCCCAAGTGCGGATGCTTTCAGCATGGCGCGCCAATAGTCGCTGTAGGTGACAAAATCAGTTACGCGGTCCTCTTTTTCAGCAGCACTAAGCATCGCCTTGCTAGGCTCCTGTAGAGCGGAGAAGATGGTGGAGATTGCGGCTTGTGCAGCGGACAAGCACAGCTTTCGTTCCACGTCATTAATCTGTTGCCAGCGAATATCGCGAAGCTGATCCAACGTGAATAGCGATCCTTCCGTTACAGGGCGGAATGGTCCGTTGATGGCCTTTGCCACCCTCTCGACAAGCGCTTCGTGTTCCTTACTCGGCATTGCTGGCCTCCTGATCGCTCTTGTGCATGTATTTTCGTACGTGGAAGCGTTGTGCGGATATTTCACGTGCCGCCTGATAGAAGCAGGCTCGTTCCTTCGGGATTGCGTGGACTTCCGCAAAATTCTCGACCATGCGCACTAGTCGGAAGATTTCCAAGTCCAGTTTGTCAGCAACAATTTGTCGGGTTGTTCGAGTGTCAGCCACGGGCCGCCTCCTTTGCGCGCAAGAGGGCGATGCAGAGGGCGATGGCTCCAGCCGAAGGGTGATCCGCCGAGTGGCCTACAATTTCGCCATCTATCGCGGTCGATATGGTGGCGTGCCAGTAGCGATGATGCACATTTTGCCCAACGCTTGGCACCCACCCCGGCAACACCCTCTCAGCCAGCGCTATAGCGGCGTCTACAGATGACGTCACATACAAGGCTGATGAAACATCACCATTCGGGAAATTATACATCCAGCACCCTTGACCGAGAGGAGCATCGGCCAGTTGCGAGAAAAACTTTCCATCGCAGAGCAGATCGTGGATTTCTTCATCCCCTTCCCTGTCAGGCGCGTCTAGCTTGGAGAGGCGGTCAACAAGAGCCATCGCAGGGCCTCCATCCGCAATTTCCGCATTGTTTTGGCGAGTAGCTGCACTGTTCATATGCGTCACCGTCCACTGTTGGTTCGTCGCAATCCGGGCACTTGCCGTTGATCTCTTCACATCGGTATTCGGTTGAAGCGCAGCACATCATGACGGCTTCCCTCCCAGCGCTGCGCGGGCTGTTGCGCCACCATCAGCATCAAGAGACGCACGAAACTTATCGCCGTCAGCCCCTATCTTCCGACAACCAGAAACCTGCTTGGCGTAGAACTCCAGCGCCTTTTCAGCCGCCGCGAGCTTGGCTTCGAGTTCCTTGTTTCGTTGCTGATGATCTTCGCGTAGTTCCGTCTCTGTCTTAACCCGCGCAGTCAGCGCCGCGTTGTCGGCTTTTATTGTTTCTATATGTTCTTCGTAAGCCTTTTGTACGTTGCCGAATTTTCGCAACGTTTCGTCCTTCGCCGCGTTGTCGGCTTCGAGCTTGCTTACTCGCTCAGCTTCAATAGCGGCCTTCTCCATCCATATGCGTTTATCCGCCCGTTCCGCCGCCAATAGCTCCACAGCCTGCGAGCGGGTGACGACAGCAACAGCTCCAGAAGCGCAAGATTTCGGGTAAAGACGACTAATCCCCAGTTGTTGGTAGTCCAAACCCATGTCGTATTCGGATGGCGCGTAGCCCACCGTCACCAACTCCTCGCACTTGCCGGTAGCATCCGGCGATACGGGAGCAACGGGGGTGGCCCAAGCTGCAATCGCCTTGTCAAAGCAATCGCTCACGTTCTGCTCTATTTCGTTCGACATGCCGTGTGCCCAATGAACACCTTCGGGCGTGTCAAACCATGCTCGCAGGAAGGCTTCTTTGCGTTCTTCACTTGCCATGACGGTCGCCTCCTGATGGGAGGGTGGCAGGAAACTGCACGGTTGCGATACACGGCATCCGGTCATCGGCTGTCATGTCTCCCCAGCGTGCCAAGCCCAAGGAAATAAGTTTGCCGACAACGGAGGGGTGCGCGCCCTGAATGCGCCACGCGCCGTATCCGAACTTCTGCTGATAAACCTTGCCATCGCAAATCAGGTGCAGCGTTTCAGTCTGTTTTGGTGTGAGCTTGCTCATGATCCCGCCACCTCCTGAGAAGGTGCAGATGGGAGAGGATCAGGTTCGTTCTCGTATGGAACCCGTTCCCCGAAAGGCTCAAGGGCCTTATCTAGATTGTATTCTTCATCTTCTGGAATAACTCCCGTATCGAACGCCTCACGCGCTGCGATGACGAGATTAATCACATCCTGCGGCAGATGTTCCCCCTCGACCTTACCGGCGTCGGCATGGTCCGGGGAGGATAGGGCGCGGATGGCGGTGGCGACATGGGAACATGCAATAGCCATCGTCTCATAATCGCGTGCTTCCTTTTTGTTGGCGGTTACATCACGCTTTTCCAGCCAAGCCGCGTTGCCCCTGTCAGCAAGCTTCGCCGCTTCCTCTAGCACAGCCGCTCTGCCAGCGGACGGCTCAAGCGCGGAGAGGATGCGAGCGGAATAATCGGCCTGCGCTGCTGCTTTGGCGACTTCTAGATCAGAAAACCATTCGCGACCGTAAGTCCACCCTTCGCCCTTCTGCCCATTGAATGACTTGATGACTTCGTGCTTTTTACCGAGCAAATCGATGGCAATGAACCACAAGCCGTCGCGACCAGCTTCATTTGGTGCTGCCGTCCACTCCAGCTTCTTCACACTCACCCATTGCGGTAGGCGAGGCAATGCGGCGGTGAGGATAAGCTCCACAGCAGGGGCGGGCACGAGCCATCGACTTTCCCTAAGCGCCATTGCTACAGCATTCTTGACTTCTTCCGGTACTGTGGTCATGGCTGGACCTCCAATCTGCTTCGGATAATTGAGAGTTCGCGAGCGTATTCACGGCACTTGGCCCATAGGTGCGCTAGGTGAGCATCGCGGGATGTTTCGAAGAGTGGACCGCGCTGGATACTGTCGGTCCATTTTTCATCGTCACGAGAGAACTCCCATGCCTTCCAGGTGCGTCCCTCTGCTTTCCTGATGAAGACGTGATCCACGGTCCATCCGTGGAAGCACCAATATTCACCCGGTACAGGCTCGCCAGTGAGGCGGTCGTATGGCCCCCACTCAAACGGCACGGGTGTCGGGTCCGGCTCACTCGGCCATGACAAGGCTGAGCGTTCCAGTTCCTTTTCGATGCTGTCTTTTGCCCACTGTGGGATTTTGGCTTCGCGCCAGTTGCGTTCGGTCATGCTCGCGCACCTTCGCTAACAGGGCGACCGAATATGTCGCGCTTACGGGGAGGGAGGGGCTTGGAAAGGGCTTTGGAAGGTTTAGCTGCCTTGGCAAAACCAGCCGACTTGATCGCACCCTTGGGCCGGACAATGCCTTTTGCCTTATCGCTCTGGCGCTTTGTCTTGGCGGCGCGTGGTGTATCGAGATTTGCTGTTTTCCAGCGGTGACAGCGTAGGCACACAGCCTTACAATTCTCAATGCTGTTATCACCACCGTTAGACGCGGCAAGTTCATGGTCAAACTCAACGCCATTGCTAAGCGGGATCGAGCAACGCTGCCCTTCTTCCAAGCCATAGAGCGGGCCGGATGCCTCGCAGCGCATCTGCGAACGTTCGAGAGCCTGCCTCTTGGTGTTTTTGCTAAACTCCTTACGCATGGCTTGCCTCCGAAAAGTCAGAGAGTGAAAGCACGATATCGAGATGCAGGGCGCATTCACGATCAAAGGGGCCGCGAACTTCCTGTTCAAGCTGCTTAGTCTTTTCAGCTTTCACAGTGTCATATGGACGGCTGCGGTAATGTGCAGAAATAAGAAGGGGCTTGCTCATGCTGCTTGCTCCTGTAGGAAGCCTTGGCGGCGTGTGTCGTAAAGGGTGATCCCGTGATCCGCACACCAAGCGAGCGCGTATTCGATCAGCGACGATGCGCGGGCGACCGACATGCGGGCAGTGCTTTCACGGATATTGATGAATTCGCCTTCGAGGCCGGGAACAATCTCGACCTTCTGATTGGTGGCGACGGCATGCCCAGATACCAGAAGGACTTTCCATTCTTCCGGCTTGCGAGCTTTGCCAGCCCACTCGAAACCAGACTTGGCAATGTCTGTGCAGATCGCATGAAACATCGCATTCTGGTCAACGCTACGCGTAGGCGGCGCAAACGTGGCCGTGAAGCCGTCAGGTGTGGCGAAGAGAGCCTGAACCGCATTCTGTCGTATGCGTGGGTTGACGAGTATGAAGCACTGCTTTTCCATGGAGCGCCTCAAAATGGAATTTCGTCGTCAAGGTCGCGACTAAAGCCGCCCGACTGGTCGCCATACGACTGCCGTTCTTCCTGACGCTGACTGGATTGGTTGGAGCGCTCTCCTTGTGCGTCTAGCATCTGCAACTCGCCGCGGAACTTCTGCAGAACGACCTCCGTCGAATAACGGTCATTGCCGTTCTGATCCTGCCACTTGCGGGTCTGGAGTGCGCCTTCGATGTAAACCTTGGCGCCTTTTTTCAGATATTGTTCCGCTACCTTGGCTAGGTTTTCGTTGAAAATGACGACGCTATGGAACTCGGATTTCTCTTTGCGTTCACCTGATTGTTTGTCGCGCCAAGTCTCGCTCGTAGCGATGCGCATACTGACCACCGGCTCACCGCTATTCATCCGTCGAATGTCAGGATCGGCAGTGAGACGCCCAACGAGGATGACTTTATTGACCGTTCCCGACATAGCTTCGTCCTTCCTTGATGGCTGTTACTGTGGCGTAGTTGACGTTCATGGTTTCGGAGACGACGCGAGGGCGAACGCCCGCCGCTAGTCGGCGGCGAATTTCCTGAACCTGAGCTTCTTTGAGGTGCTTTCGATTGCCGCCTGCGCCACGACCTTTGAGCTTCATGTCGTTCATGTTTTCGGCGCGAGTGCCAAGAAATAGGTGATCTGGGTTTACGCAGGAGCGATTATCGCAGGTGTGGCAAACATCCATTCCATCAGGAATAGGGGCGACGAAAATCTCATATGCGCGCCGATGTGCTGGCCCTTGTGATGTGTGACCGTAACCATTTCCCTTACCGGCCCCGGTCCACTCCCAACACCGTTCCGGGTCCATGCCGTGCGTGTTCGCCTTTTGAAGGAAGGCCGTCACCTTATTGACTGATCCAGCCATTATGCGGCCTCCTTCTGTGCTGCGAATTTCTTGAGGTGGCCGAGCCACGCGGCCTTGAATGTCTGGAAGTCAGCATCAGAAAGGGCGTTGATTTCGCCTTCCTGCTTGGCTTTCCATTCAACGGACGCGGCATGCGTTTCTTGCCGAGCAAGATTGGAGAGCAATGCTTCCAGAGTTTGGGATGGCTCCTTTTTGCTGATAGGTTCGGGCTGCTTATGTCCGCGAACCAATGACCATGGGTCTTGCGTCCAGCGCTTCCACTGCTTCTTTCCGTTGTATTCCGTGCTCTCGCAGGGGACCCAAACGGCGTCTAAACTGTAGAGATAGCGACCGATGCCCCACTTGACGGCAGCGCGCTTGAAAGCGTCGGAGAGGCTACCCTTTTCGGCTTCTACGGCGGTGTCGCCAGCGCCATCAGCCTTAGTTACCCACTCTCCAGCAATGCGCAGGGAAAGGTAACAGATCGTCTTGGCACCATGGACCTCATAGCGATCCTGCCAATTCTCAGGGCCAACCACTTCGTCAAGTCGGTCCTGAACATCGCGACTGTCGATATAGGCGAGGGCCAGCGCCTTGGACCCGTCCTTGGTTACAGTCTGGGCGCGCCAGCTAATGGCATTACGCGGAAACTCGGCGGCAAGGTTTTTGAAGGTGTCAGACATTATGCTGCCTTCCTCATATCGCTAATTGCGTCTTGAAGTTCTTCAGGGACGTCGAATGACCCGCCGTCTGAAAGGCGAGGATTAAGCAGCCAATCGAGATATGTGGCCGGGAGCTCGCTGATATGCTTTCCGGCGTGCTTCCCGAATGTGACATACCCTTGCGCGGCAAGACTTTCGGTTCCTGGCCCTACGAGTGCTTTAAGCCGACCGTCAAAAACTGCTTCATATGCATCTCGTGTCTCGTCGTCCCAGTAGAAGCTCTCCACATTCAGCGGCAGGGAGCGCAGAAGCGTTGTTCCGTCCTCGCACTTGGAGAGCGCCGTTTCGAGCGCCATGGCAGATCGGCGCATCAGATTTAGAACTGGATCATTGGGTTCTACGGAGAAGCACGCGAATTTCTTGGCGGTTACATAAACGAGTGTTACCGGTTCATTGCGAGCCGTGGCATAGAGAGCCGCCTGCCATCGATGAGACAACGAAGCGCTATCAATTGATGATGGGCATCGCGTCGTGGTCTTTAATTCGATGATCGATTTGTCTTCGAAAAGGAAGTCGATCTTGCCGTAAACTGGCACTGACACGTCATCAATGAAGTGCTCGACACCAAACTGCGAAGCCATGACGTTCGATGATCTATCCGAGCAAGCCAATACAGCCTGTTCAACCATTTCCGGAACGTCTTCGACTGCCTTTTCTGCTTCCTCGGAAACTTCGCCAGCCGCACGCTGCCAGAACGTATCTACGGCGAGCATCTTTGCATTGGCCAAAGCGTCTTCACGGGTTTTGTTGTAGAGCCAGAACTGTAATCCTGCTTCGACAGCATCACCGCGCCACATGTTCGGAGTTGCTTTGCCCTTCACACCAAATACGCGGCGCAAGATAAGGGTGGCAGGAGCGCTGTCCCACTGCGAAATCATTGTCGGGGAGATAGACCGGATATTAAAGCGCTCGAAGGGGTTCATGCTGCAGTCCTTTCCTTCTTGGCGATACGCAGATTGTTCCAAGCCTTGTCCCGTTCTTCCCAGTAGTAAGCCCACCATTTGCGAGCGAGGTCAGGACAACGGGACGCCTCTTCATCGATGGCGACAGAGCGGCAGTAGTTCGCCGTGTTCCGGCTCTTTCTCGCTGCTGTGAGATAGATTTCAGCGCGGGGCGTCATGCTGCGACCTCACGATATTCAATGGCCTCAAGTGGGCGGATTTCGTTGAAGATGATGCGAAGCTGATCGCGGAGTTCGCGAGGAAGATCGCGCTTCATCAGCTGTTCGAGCGCTTCCATTTTTTCATCGTTGGTGGTGTCGAGGCTTGTCGCCGTCTGAAACCACTTCACGCCTTCCATGGTTAGGTGATCAGACATCGACTTCATTCCTTGCGATATCCGCCATTCTTTCGAGGTGGCAGAGCATGAGAAATGCTGCCGCAACACTGGCAATGGCGACGGTGAAAAGGATTGCTACGAAGGTGTAGAGGGTCATCAGACTGCCTCCCCGCGGGCTTTGGCGAGGGCATCACGTGCGTTGATGACTTCCTCTTCTGCTTCCGGGTCCCAGAAGTCAGCATCTCCGCTACGAACAAGACTGACGTATCTGTTGATCAATGCTGTTAGCGCGTAATAAAGCTCCGGTGCCGCAGCTATTAGGTGTGCATTGGCCTTTGCTTCTGCTTCAGTAAGCGGGGCAACATCGTTCCACAGTTCGCCGCAAATCCATGTATTCTCAGCAATAACGCAAAGGGTCCCACGAACGTCGCTAACATGATGTTCCCACGGTCCTGGCGTAAACTTTGTCTCAGCCATAACCATTACCTCCACCGGCTGTCAGAGCCGATAAAACGGGCCTGTTCGTCTGTGATGAAAACCGGCCCGCGATCTTCGATGGAAATGGCGCGATAAGCGTCTTGAAGCGCGAAACCAAACTGCTTGGCATTGAATGTCGTATTGCGCTTGATCCAGCGTTCGAATTGCTCCGGCGTAGCCTCGGCGCGGTACAGTTCAATGTCCTTTAGTTCTGCCGCCTGTTTTGCGTGGTACATCGACCATGCAAGCTGCATGACGCGCTTTTGGCGGGTGAATTCACGTACCGGCTTTGGTGCCTTTACGGTCAGGCCGCTAAGCATCCTTGCAAGGTCTGTGTAGGTTGTCTGGATTGAGGGGTGCATTGGTGTCTCCCAACTCATTTGTTAGTTGGAATTTAAATCCAGATAATCTGGATGTCAACACCTAATTGGATTTATTTTCCAGAACGCAAATACGACTCGACTCATTGGGTCCGTTCTGGCTGAATGAGAACAGAAAGAGAACAAAACGGAGAGGTGAAAGGTTATGGGGTGGGCGCTTAGGCAGCAGGAGTACCAATCGTTCACGCTGCACATTCGCTGCGAGAACTGCATGAGAGATGTAAGGCGGGGGCTTACGGTGCCAGTTTGCGCCGACATGCCAAGTGATGCCGAAGAGCTTCTGGAAAGTGCGCTATTGGGCGATATGTCGTTTCGCTGCGTGCACTGTCAGGGGGTAATCGGTCGCCTTTTTGATATCAGCGTAGGAGAAGTGTTATGACGCGTGAAGTTTTGGAATACATCATCGTTCCACCATATGAGCGTGCATCCGAGGTGGCAGCATCAGCCGAGCGCTTGAAAGATCACCTTTCGCGCAAATTCCCCGGATATAGCTTCAAGGTTTCCGGCTTTGTGCCTGTGGGAGATGAGGACGAATTCTGCGTCGTGCCTGTTATGAACTATCTCAGCCCGGAAGGCCGGTCGCTAATGTGCGAACAGCCTAGCCGGTGGTTTATGGCAGATATTGCCCAGGCGTGTAAGGATTTCGATTTTACCGGAAAGAAGCATGCAGCATAAAAAAAGGGGCCGTCTGGCCCCTTTTTATCACGCCGCTACGTGCCAACATTCTTCCATTCGATGGCGAAGGATATGGTCTCGTTCAGCGGCAGGCTTACTTATGACGACATTTGCCTCTTCGAAGACAAACGCTTCAATCGCTACAATCTGGTCGATCTTTCCTCGCAGAAACATCCATTTCGATACATCTGTCCAATTCCATAGTGGGCTTTCCGATGTCACCCTTGCTATAGGTGCTGGAAAATCCTGACCACGTAAGCCCTTGGCGTACAGACTTATTGCAGCTCGTGTGCAATCAGAGCGGGCCGCAATGTCTGATAAACTGACCAATGGATCAGGCTCTACACGTACGATCTTGGCACCAGCTTTTTCAACGTCAGCCTGAGCGGACGAAATCGCCGCTATAAGGTCTTTAGCTTCGCGAGCGAAATCGATTATGATGTGGCCCTTCTGAAAGGAAACCAAGGCATCATCGCAGCCAGCATCGTAAAAACGGTTTTCAAAGTCGTCTGCCTGCGGGTCAAGACCAGTGGCAACGATACTGAATTCAAACGTCTTCATCGCTTTGCTCCTTTGTGTGAGGGCATCGATCAATAGCGCGCACAATCTGACGAGCGTGGTTCCCCGCATTTTTCGGAGTACCGTTCACGCCAACTTGGCAACCATCTCTATCTGCATGCGCGCAATATAATCGGCCCCAATGACCTTGCTTACGCCATGTCCACCCCAGACCTTCAGCGTAAGCAACTGCGTCCTCCACTTCCTTGTTGGTGTGTCTAGGACGCGTTGTCATTTTCACAACCATATCTAATTTTTCCGTTAACAGTTGTCAACAGATTTCCCCCGTTTCCCGAATATGTGATTAATGTTTCATTTTGTTCATATTAACGTTTCTTCAGAAATCATAGTCGTTCACTACGCGGCGAAGAAGTGCAATGACCTTCACTTCTTCGCCGTTATCTGCGTCGAAATCGCGGGGTACGATGATTGGTTTATGCTTTGGATTGGTCGAGCGTGGCGCGAAAACTGTCCGATCCTCATAAAGTTCGATCTGCTTGATCGACCATTCACGGAAGTGTCCGCCGTCACGCTGGCGCTGTACGACAACCACCATGCCGTCACGAAGCTTCACTTCAGATGCAATATCGGCATATGCCACGCAAACGGCTCGATCTCCCGGCAGGATAGGCCGAGGGTCTAGATTGTTCATTGAATCTCCGGCAACCACGAAAGCCATTTGTCTTGCGTTGGGGTACTTGGTGTCAGGCGGCAGATAGATTTCTTCTGGCTCACCTTGGTCGAATTCATCAACCTCGCGAAAAGCCCCGGCTTCAACAGTTCCGGCTGTTCGTACCGGCACCATCCGTCCGCCGATCCGGCTCAATTCCGCTTCGGTATGCTCGATACCATCCCGAAGCCATAGCACGCTCCGTTCAACGGTATCAGCCAGTTTTTCAAGGATATTGCCGCGAGGATTGTCGATATCCCCACGCAGGTATTTATTGATGCTGTCGTAATTGATGCCTGACCGGCGCGAAAGCTCCGCCTTCGACCATCCAAGTTCATCAATACGTTGCTGTAATCGTTCCCACCACTTCATGTTGCACAGCATAAACTAGGAAATAAAATCCGAATTGGAATTTTCTGGCCTTGTAATTGGATTTAAAATCCAGTAATTGTATTGCATGGCTACAAAACATTCCGTCACACAGATCATAGAATTGGCCGGTGGTGCTGCAGTGATCGCAGATGCGAGCAGGGGCAGGATCAAAAAGGATGCCGTATACAAGTGGCCCAACATCGGGATCCCGGATCGGCATTGGCCCATCATCATTAAGCTTGCGGAAGTTTCGCCGGACGATTTGTTTTTGGCCAATTGCAAGGCTCGAAAGGTCGCATCTCCCAAGCGCCCGCGCAAAGAGGTGAGGGCGTCGTTATGAGCAATGCAATCGTCCATGCCATCGCTGTCGCTGAACTCCGATCGATTGTCGAAGGCGTAGAGAGCATTGAAAGCGATATACGCGATCTGAACGCTGATAAGGCGCAGCTCTACAAAGATGCTGACGCCAAGGGTTATGACAAAAAGATCATCAAGAAGGTTGTAGCAGCGCGCCGGATGGAAACGGCAGCGCGCGAGGAGCAAGACGCTCTTTTCCAGACCTATTGGGATGCCCTTCATGGTGCCTCTCTCGTGCATGCACGCGCACACGTAGAAAAGATTGAACAATTTTCTCATTCGTCTGTCACCCCGTCCCCCTCCCAAGCGGTAGACGAAGAAAGCCGAGACGCTGCACTCCCTAGCGTCTCGGCTCCCTCTTATGGACAGGACTAAGCGGCGATGAGGAACTGCCTGTCCAATTCAAATCTTAGAACCTGCGGGGCGCGTAATGCGCGCTCTTTCAAGTTCAGCATGTTCTCCCGCAGTAGCAGGCGCAGCATGCTGGCGCGTGACTTCAACGCCCGTCTGACCGAACACTGCGGGGTCACGTCTCTTTGCGTCTGCAATCTCTTTTTGTCGGGCTATCGCGGCCTTTCGTGCTTTGCCGAGCACTCTAGCGACCGCATCCCCGATCATTTCCAAGCTCCAACTCCGTTGCTGTTTCTGGGCTGCTTCCATGTCCAGAAACCTAGCAGCGGAGTCACCCATGAATACGGATCGTTCGTCCGCGAACGTGGATTTTTCAGCCAAGGAGAAACAGCCCATGTCTGACGTGGATATGGCCGCATCTCTGCTTGACGATGTGATAGGCGCTCGCGGCATTCGCGAACCCGTCAAGTCGATGCTTGAGCGGGCTTATGCGCTTCTGAGCAAGCGTAACAATGCGTGGACCAGACGGCGTGTCAGAGCCGTTTTCAACAAAGAAGCAAGCCGGATCGAATACCGCGAGATTGAAGATATGCGGGCGATCCTCGAAGCGAGGGAACAACATGCCGCTTACCGCGAAGAAACCGCCCGTCTTGCTCAGATGGCTATCCTTCGAACGCCGGAACGCGATTGCCATATGGCTCCGTGACAAGGCCGCTTGGTTGGCTGAATGGATTTGCCCTGAGCTAAAGGATGGCGAGCAATGATCGAGCTTCGTTCAATACTCATAGCCTTGGCCTGCGCGCTTCTCCCACTGCTGGTTGCGTTCGCTTATGCGAAGTGGGTGGCGTGATGAGACGAGCCGCTAAGCGAGATATAGCAGAGCCAGCAATTGTTGACGCCCTTAAGCGCGTCGGCTTCAGCGTTTTGCGCATGGATCAGCCAGTGGACCTGCTGACAGGATACCGCGGCGTGACATACCTCGTTGAGGTAAAAAGCGGTTCCAAGGGCTATGCGAAGGCCCTGAACGAAAACCAGAAGACTTTTGCTGACCAGTGGAACGGCTCGCCAGTCTTCATTCTCCGTAGTGCAGATGACGCTATCGCATGGGCGCAGTCCGTTGCAGCCAATGACGATCTGGGCGACTGGCAGCATGTCGGAGACGTAACGCAAGGCATTATCGAACGGTTGAGGGCAAAGTTATGAACGCCACTCCCGACAAGAATTCATTCGTGATTGAGATTGAGCAGGAAGTGCTTGGAACCCTTCTTATGGGAACCGACTTCCGCCGCGTTTCCACAATCCTTGAGCCTTTCCATTTCCTTGAGCCAGTGCATGCAGAGATATTCACGGCCATCAGCACAGCCCATGAGCGCATGAACTCAACCAAGCCAGCGGTAGTGATCAAGCTGATCCCGCAGGCAATTCAAGATCAGTACCAAGCCGCTGTCGGAGAAAACCTTATCACCTATTTGGCGCGTCTTGCCGTCAGTGCTGTGCTTGGTGGTGCAGCATTTGAGAACACAGCAAAGCGCGTCGTAGACCAGTGGGCCAAGGCACAGATTGCCAAGGAAGCCGCCATGTTGGCAGAAGCCGCAGGCGATCCGGCTTCCAGCCCTGTCGAACTGATCAAAACGTTTGGCATGGTTTCGGATGATATTCTCGCCCATGTTCGTCGTGGTCCGCGCCGCAAGTCCCAGCTCTCCCTCAAGGACGCAGCGGACAATGCGTTTGCCGCAGCCAAGGAAGCACAGGAGCGAGGCAGTGGCCTTACTGGCCTGACATGGGGCCTTCGTGACGTAAACAGCAAGACGGGAGGCATCCACAAGCGTGATCTGACGCTTATCGGCGGTCGCCCTTCAATGGGCAAGACAACGGTAGGCCTGTCAACTTGCCTTAAGGTTGCCAGCGCTGGCCATGGCGTCGGGTTTATCTCTCTTGAAATGGATGCAGACAAGCTCGCAGCTCGTGCTGTGACAGATATCGCGTTCAACTGGAATATCCGCGTTCCCTATCAGAACGTCATCACCGGGCGCGCCACGATGGAAGAACTTGAACAGCTTCAGGCCGCTTCCAAGCGCTTCGAGGATTTGCCGCTTCTCATTGAGGAACAGTCAGGCCTCTCCATCACAGACATTCGCATCAAGCTTGAAACTATGATGCAGAAGATGGAGCAGGTGGGCAATCCGCTCGAAATGCTCATGATCGACCATCTGGGCCTTATTCGTGCATCAAATCGCTATTCCGGCAACCGCACGAATGAAATTGCTGAAATGACTTCGGCTCTGAAGTCGATGGCTCGTGAATACGGGATTGCAGTTGTTCTCCTGTCACAGCTCAACCGTGGGCTGGAAACGCAGGCAGACAAGCGCCCGCAGCTTTCCTCATTGCGAGACAGTGGCGCTATCGAGCAGGACGCGGACACGATCATCTTCCTATACCGTGAGGCTTATTATCTCCTCCGCGAAAAGTCAGACGATCCAAGCAAGCAGGCAGAAATCGCCGCCAAGCTGATCGACTGCGAAAACGTCCTGGAATTTGCCATCGCCAAGCAACGTAACGGCCCGGTCACCTCGATTGACCTGTTTGTGGATGTTGCTTCGTCAGCGGTGCGCGATTTGGAAAGGCTTCATTGATGAGCGTTCAAGCTATTTCATGGGCTGTGACATTTGACGCGGAAAATGCCACGGAAAAGGCTGTTCTGCTGATACTCGCCAACTATGCGGATGGAAACGGCGTTTGTTTCCCCGGTCAGCAAAGCATTGCCAAGCAATCGGCATGTTCTGATCGCTCTGTTCGCAGGGTTCTTGATAGCCTTGAGGAACGCGGGATCATCCGCCGCATTATGCGCCGCAGAGGTGATGGAACTCGTACCAGTGACCGCATTATTCTCGTAGCTTTTCAACAAGTGGCCAATTTGGCCGCTTGCGAAGAGCAAGAGGACAATCTGTCAACATCAACCGGACATCCTGTCAAAACCAACCGGACATCCTGTCCTAATCAACCGGACACTGTGTCCAGGCTCACTACGTTTGAACCGTCAGGGAACCATCAGCAGCAGCGCGCGGACGCAGGCAAGCCAGCCGATGACCTTTCTATTCTCCAAAGCAAACTGACCGCATCAGCCGGAGACAAGATACAGCCTCATGGCGTGTTTGATCTCAGCGCAATCATTGGCCTGATCTCAGCTGGCGTGGATGTGGAGACCGATATCCTGCCAACCATCAGGGCCAGAGCCGCAACGATGCAGCGCCCCGCCAAGGGATGGAACTATTTCACCGACGCCATCAAGGACGCTCATAACCGCCGCATCAAGGCAGGCGAGGGCCTTGCCAAACCGGCGCGCATCATAACCCCAGACACTGAGTTGGCTCCAGAAACTCTCGAAGCCGAATGGGAAAAGCGTCTCAGGTACGCCCGCAGAAATTCAAACTGGATTTCAGCGGTATGGGGTCCAATGCCAGGAGATGATGGGTGCCGTGTTCCAAGCAATCTACTTCAACCAACCGACGGAAAAGACCGCTACGGCGTCCGTTGGGATGACCAGTCAAAGAGGGCCGCGTAATGGATCATTCAAATCTTGGACATGAGTTTGAACACCCGCTCGGCGTGTTCCGTGGAATGAACCCAGCATTCGTTCATAAGGTCTGGGCCAAGCGTCGTGCTGAAGAGAAACGCAAGCGTGAGCAGGAAGAACGCGCTCAACTCAAGGAAAAACGCAAGCAGGAAGCCCGCGAACGCGCCGAACGTGCTGCGCGGATGCTTGAAGCCGCACGAAAGAAAGAGCTGGAAAAGGTCAGATCAGCAAATCGTCCTTTGGTTGCGGATATCATCGCGGCAGTTGCCAGCGATTTCGGCGTATCGGCCAAGGACGTAATGAGCAGGGACCGCCGTTACACCGTGGTCAAGGCCCGACATGCGGCAATGGCGGAAGTGGCAAAGCTCCGGCTCGATCTGTCGACAGTGAAAATTGGCGAACTGTTCGGTGGTCGTGACCATTCCACCGTTGTCCATGCCATTCAGAAATTCGGGATCAACCGTGAAGCGCTCAAGAGCGCTCACAAACAAGCGGCATAGGAGAGGGCGATATGGCGACGTTTCTGATGGCAGTAGGCGCTTTAACAGTTGCTGCATTAGGCACCCTGACCGCGCTTGTCGCCGGGTATTTGATCTTTGATGCAGTAAATTGCGCTCGGTTCATCTGGCGATTGAGAATAGCCGCCATCGAAGCAAAACACAGGCTTGGTAGCTGGCACCTTTTCAAAGCGTGGTTTCGTTATTGGATCGGCGCTGACAGGCGCCCAGATTATCTAGTCATCATTGAAACCAACAAAGAAATTTATTGGCCGGGCAAAGAAGGCTCGCGCACATATCCAGCATAACCCCAGTCAGCGAGGAACGGACATGGCGAGGACGAAGGCGGCGAAACTTCAAGCCAAGCGATCAAGAGGAAGGCCAAAGAAGGATGTTTCCCTCCGTGAACCCAATGGCAGGGCATCAAGAATGAAAGAAGACCCGGCCAAAGTGGCGATGGAGGCAAGGATGAGACATTACGGCGTACCAGCAGACATGGCCCGCGATCCGCGCACAGGCTCATACCTTGGCCGTCTGGCAATGGCTGGTCGAGGCGAGGGCATCAGTCAGGACCAGTATGAGGCAGCAACCCGCTACATCGATCTGTATAACTCGTATCAGAAGGCAATCGGATCACCTGGGGCGTATTACGAACAGATTGGGGGCGTCAATGCTTCTGATCCTGATGCCTATGCCGATTGGTGTATTCGAGTAAAGCAGGCGTATAAATCAGCACACGACGCCATCCATGAAGCGCAGGCAGAGGAACGATCAGAGAACCTCTGGGCGGGCCTTCAATACGTGGTAATCCAGGACCAAGAGTTTCCGCACCTGCTTTCTTCCACAAGACTTGTGTGTAACGCCCTGCATAGGCACTTCATTCTTGACAAAAAAAGCAAATCACTGAATAAATGACATCAGATTTTAGGGTGCCGAGTTGCATCCAAAGAGATACAGCGGCTTTCGGGCCGCTTTTTGATTCTGAGGCAATGCCTCAACGGAATGTGCGAGACGCGGTGAATGCCAGGGCCGTCCTCCCCACAAGGGTGTAGAGTTACCGAGAGATTTGGCGCTCGGCGCACACCAAATGCGATCTAGGTGCTATGGGTTGGCGGGTGTCTCACCGAAACCAACGTGTTAAATGCCCGTCCTTCTGAGGGTGAGACTACCATTAGGGGATCGCAGCCTATACCGCACATGGTGATCGGCGCTGTTCCGGGATAGCAGCAGGCCGTCCGAACCGATCACAGACAAGTGGCCCGGCTATGTGCGGGAACTAATCAGAACGGCGGCGCTGAAAGCAGAAGCGCTCTTCGCGGCAGTTTGCACGATAGCCAGACCGGTTAGGCCGCTGGATAGCCGGGGTAGCGTCCGGCCCGTTCTGATCTAATTCGGTGCCAGTCACATCGTCACCTGATGACATAGGGCAGGATGGTTAAATGCGGGGCATGCGCCAAGCCGAAAGAGTTTGTCCGTAGGCCACCGAGTATCAGAGGTCGCCCAGATGAAACGATGTATTCACTTCGTCGGGTTCTGTGGTGAGGAATACTGGACAGCGGTAAAAGCCTTCGGGCCACCACACTTCATTCATCGCGGATGGGACTTGAGGGCGCGCCGAGAAATAGCTGATGGTGATCTGGTTGTCTTCGCAAGAGGCCCGCACGATCAAGCGCCGCGTACCAAGTCATTTGATGATATTCGCGAGTAATTCAGCCGTCGCCTTCGGGTGGCGGCTTTTTCAATTCCGCATCGTGCGGATAGGCGGCTGAGGTCGTCGCTTCACAAACGAAAGGAAATGACCATGAGCGATCTTACCAAGATCGAATACCGAGTTGTGCCTGTCACCCGCTATATCGTGACGCGTTATCATGAGGAAGGGCGAGGCGCAGGGTGCGAACATCGTGGAGAGTTCGATAACCAGCAAACCGCTTACGATGTTGGCTATGCGCTTGCCAAGGCGGAACATGATCAACTTGGCTGGCCTGTCGGTGACGAGCGGATCACCTATCCAGAGTTTCAGCCCGCTTAATCGCGGGCTTTTTCATTGGAGAGAGCACCCGTGCCCAAGCCCTCCAAGAAAGAGCTTAAGGCTCTTAACGACATAGCGAACAAATCCACGATCAAGTTCTGGCGCACTCGCAACATGATTATGCTTGAGGCGGTCATATCTGCGTTCATGGATACGGACAGCCCGGAAGAAGTGGCGACGATCCTGAGAGCGCAGGCGAAGATATTGGAAGAGCACAGATGATCGAGGCAATCATATTCGGTAGTGCTATGCTTGGTTTCTTTGCCGGATGGTGGGTGGCTTACATTATCGGCGTCTGGAACATGCACAGCGGCAGCTATACACGCGATCCGGAACCGTGGGCGAAGAAATGACCGCCAAGCCCGTCTGGTTAGATCGTGGCTGGCAACCGGTGTCTGTTGCCTTTGTCCCATCGCAACAAGCATGGGAACTTCTTCAAAAGAAATACGGGCTTGATGAAAGCTGGCCAGAGGCTGCAAATCACGGTGGCTACACAGTTCGATATACCAACCCGGAAGATGGTCAGTCGTTTATCGTCGTTGCCTTATTCAAGGCGGCTGAACGGGATGCGTCAGAAGTCATCTTCACGCTTGTTCATGAAGCGGTTCACGTCTGGCAGTTCATTTGTCAGGTGGTTGGCGAGAAACACGCCGGTATCGAAATGGAAGCATACGGGATTGAGCATTTCAGCCGTGAGCTTGTCGAAGCCTATCGCGCAACAATGGGTAAAGGGAAGGTATGGGCATGACCGCCAAGCTTCTCGCTCTCTCTGCCTTCATCCTCCTAGCCTCTTGTGCACCAATATCACTGCAACACACAGCAGTGGCTTACGGATAGCAGGTGTAAGTGATGGGTACAGTTCCGTTTTTCATTTCCCAAACGTTGTATGACCAGGCTAAAGCGCTCGGAATGAACATGACTGGGTATGTCGTGGTGAAGCCGCTTCCGAAGATCAAGGGTAGCTTCTGGAAGACAGTCTACACCCCGCATGCACCATCTCATTTCTTCGATAGCTTTGGTTGTCGGATTGAAAGAAAGCCTCCCGCCCAATCTTTCTCACTGCGCCCCGGCGCTATTAACTGGCTAGGGAATGGCGTTAACCGCCAAACCCTTTAATGAACGGCATGCTATCGCCAGCATCTCTAATTGCATGCTGAAGGGCTGATTTTCGAATGTCAGCATCATCTTCGTGTCGCATGACTTGAAGGCTGGATCCTGAAATGCGGTAACGTCCGCAATCGTCACAGATAATTTCAGCAAAATCACCCATGCGAGGAAGTGCTTCGCGGGCATTCTGTCTGCACACAGGACAGCTGTCGTTACTCCAATCCATATTCATCTCCCAAGCCTGTTGATTACGAGGCTGATGTTAATTCGTTCAATCATAAGGATCAAACGAAATGGCAACCACAACCATTCACGGAAAGCGTCTAGCACTCGGTGCCCCCGGTGAACTTCTAGTAGACGGTCAGCCACTCGAAGCAGGCACAAAAGCGGAAATTGCCGCTCTTACTTCTCTGACGGGTACGGTAGGCACCGCAAACGATGCGATGACGGCTGTTGCCGCCGCCACGGCTGCAAGTACTGATACGTCCGCTGCATCGCTCGCTTCCGTGAATACGGCAGTAACAGCGATCAACAACAACCTTGCTGATCTGCAGGCCAAGGTGAATGCAATCATCGCAGCGCTCAAGGCTTAACGGCCTGATAGTGAACAAGAGGCAATCGGTATGAGTGAGCGCGATCCCGGCACAGGTCGTTTCCTTCCGGGTAACAGATTGTGGGAAGCGCGTTCTTCACATGGTCGCAATCCCAAGTTCAGTAATCCTGACGATCTATGGGATGCATGCTGCCAGTATTTCGAATGGGTGGATAGCAACCCGCTATTCGAAGACAAGATAACATCGTTTCAAGGCATCAATAAGCATGAGCCGGTTGCAAAACTCCGTGCAATGACCTTGCAAGGGCTTTGCCTGTTTATTGATGTAACGATGAAGCAATGGATCGAATGGCGTAAAGACCGCGCCGATTTAAGTGATGTCATCACGCGAGCCGAAGCAGTCATCTACCAGCAGAAGTTTTCCGGTGCCGCTGCTGATCTTCTCAATGCCAATATCATTGCTCGCGATCTCGGCCTTGCTGACAAGAGTGAGCTGACCGGCAAGGATGGCGGGCCAATCGAAACGAAGGACGCAGACGGATACGATCTTGCCCGGCGCATCGCATTCGCACTGAGCGGAAAGAATGACAAATCTGCTGGATGACATCTTGCAGCGCTTTGAAGCGCTTCCGCAGGATGTACAGGACCAGATCAAAAAGGATGCACTAACGGCCACGAATGGCCGTTTTTTTATACCCAATCCGGGGCCGCAGATTGATGCGCTCCATTCCGAAGCCGATGAATTGTTTTTCGGCGGGTCAGCAGGTGGCGGCAAGTCCTCCTTTTTGTGCGGGACGGCTGTAGACGATCATCAGCGTTCGATTATCTTCCGTCGCGAATATCCGCAGATCAAAGGCCTTGAGGATGAAGTCTCAAAACTGATCGGCGGGCGGACAGGGTATAATGCGCAGGACAAAATCTGGCGACTGCCGAAGGGCAATGTGCTGGAATTCGGTTCTGTCCCGCATGAAACCGATGTTGAGAAGTATCAGGGGCGCGCTCACGATCTCAAAGGTTTCGATGAGATTACCCACTTCAGCGAGGCACAGTACCGCTTTCTGATCGGCTGGACGCGCTCAACCGACCTTAATCAGCGCTGCCGTGTCATTGCTACCGGCAACCCGCCCACGACGCCGGAAGGCTACTGGGTCGTAAAGTACTGGGCACCATGGCTCGACAAGTCGCATCCTAATCCGGCCAAGCCGGGTGAGCTTCGATGGTTTACCACTATCGACGGGAAGGACGTTGAATGTGAGGGTTCGGAAGAGATTGAAGTTAATGGCCGTATGGTCAAGCCACGGTCACGGACATTTATCCCGGCCAAGCTAGAGGATAACCCGGACCTTATGGCCGCAGGCTACGCTTCCGTGCTCGAAGCTATGCCGGAAGAATTGCGCATACGAATGCGTGATGGTCGTTTTGACGCCGAGGTAAAGGACGGAGATTTTCAGGTCATCCCGACCGAATGGATACGGATGGCGCAGGCCAGATGGACGTCTGAAGTGCCTAATAGCATGGGAATGTCCAGTCTTGCACATGACGTTGCATTAGGTGGCGGTGACGCGAATACCTTCGCCCGTCGTCATGGTCATTGGTATGACGAAATCATTTCAGAACGTCTCAAGGGGATGATTGACCCGATAGACCTTGCAGCGCGCGATCTGGCTTTGATGCGCGATGGATGCACGGTCATTATCGATATGGGCGGCGGATATGGCTCCGGCGTCTATTCGCATCTGAAGAACAACGTACGGGGGATTAACCTCGTGCCATTCAATGGAGCTGATGAGTCCCGCAAGTCGACGCGAGACGGAAAGCTCAAATTCGTAAACAAGCGCGCTGAAACAATGTGGAAGTTTCGTGAGGCGCTTGAACCCAATCTCGGTGAGCCGGTGGCTTTGCCTCCTGACCCCGAATTATTGGCCGATCTGGCCGCAGCAACGTGGAAACTCACGCCTCGCGGCATTCAGGTCGAAAGCAAGGTCGAAATCAAGAAGAGATTGGGCCGATCTCCCGACAAGGGTGATGCGGTCGTTATGGCGTGGTCTGCCGGTGAAAACTCGGTAGACGCTCGTATCAAGCGCGCCTCGAACAAACAGCGCCAGACAACAGCAAACGTTGGGCATCAGCAGGCCAAGCGCCGCCGCAGATGAAAGGATGAAATCATGAGCTTTGGAAAGACACCCAAGCCGCAGCCAACCCCTGTTATGCCGGATGAACAAGACCCGCAGGTACTGGAAGCCCGTCGCCGTCGTGCTCTGGAAGTCCAGACCCGTGGCGGTCGCCAGTCGACCATTCTCACGGGCGGATCAGCATCAAGCGGGCAGGGTAACCAGACCCTCGGCGGCGCACAGTAAGGCGGTCTGTTTATGACCAATACGGCACTGGAGCGGCTCGTCAAAATCGGTGATGCGCTCTTCACCAAGCGCGCACAGGTTGACAGTCTCTGGCAGGAACTGGCTGATCACTTCTTTCCAGAGCGGGCCTACTTCACCCGTACCTATGTCGAGGGCGACGATTACGCATCGTGGCTGTTTGACAGTACGCCAGTGATGTTCCGCCGTGATCTGGGCAATAACCTATCGTCCATTCTTCGACCGCCCTCAAGCATCTGGTTCAAGGTGCGTACCGGCGTCCAGAGTGTGGATGAGAAGACAGTCAATCGTCAATGGCTTGACAACGCAACAAGCATTCTCCGCCGCCACTATTACATGCCGATCTCCGGCACTGTGAAGGCGATGAAGGAATGTGACCATGATTTCGTTACCTTCGGCAATGGCGCAATTTCATGCATGGCCAAGCCGGATGGGTTCCTTTCGACGCGCAATCATCATCTTCGTGATGTCGTCTGGATGGAAAACGATGATGGCGTCATTGACCATGTACAGCGTCGTAGAAAGATAACAGGCCGCAATATCCTGAAGAAGTGGCCTAATGCGCTTCCCGGTGATGTAAGAGCCTCAATTGAGGAAGACCCGACTTCTGAATTGAAGTGCCGTCATATCTGCGTACCCGCAGAAGAATATTTCGATGACATGAACAGCAAGCGTGCAAAGAAGCGCCAGCCGTTCATTTCCATCTGGGTACTTGTCGACAAGGGCTGTCATATTCTGGAGGAAATGCCTCTCCAGCAGAATTGCTATGTCATCCCACGTTGGCACACGATGTCGGACTCGCAGTATGCGGTTTCACCTGCTGCTGTCGTGGCTCTGCCTGATGCCCGTATGCTTCAGGACATGAAGCGCACATTGATTGAAGCCGCGGAAAAGAGCGTTGATCCGCCTGTCGTGGCCACAGAAGACGCGGTTCAAGGTGGCGTCAATCTCTATGCGGGCGGCATTACATGGCTTGATGCTGACTATGACGAGCGTCTTGGCGCCGGTTTGCGTGCTCTTGAGTTGGGTAAGAACCCAGCTCTTGGCATTGATATCATTCAGGACATTCGCTCAACGCTGGCTGATGGCTGGTTCATCAATAAGCTGAACCTTCCTGCGTCCGGCGATATGACCGCGTATGAGGCGCAGCAGCGCGTGAAGGAATATGTTCGCGCAGCAATGCCGATCTTTGAGCCATTCGGCTCGTCCTATTCATCGCCCGTTCTTGATCTGCAATTCAGCCTTCTGATGAAGATGGGCGTGTTTGGGGCGCCCAATGAAATCCCGGAAGACCTGCAAGGCCGTGAGATCGAGTTCCAGTTCGATACCCCGCTGCAGGAGGCCGAAGGCCGCTCGAAGGTCATCGCATTCGGCGAAGTGACCCAGATCGTCGGCACGGCTCAGGCAATTGACCCATCTGCTCCCAAGAATGTCGATGCAGTCAAGGCTATGCGTGATGCTGTTGAAGGCACTGGCGCCCCGGCTGGCTGGCTTATCGATGCTGACAGTCTGGAAGAAGCAGACGATACACAGAACGGCGGTGTTGATCTCGAAGGTGTCGCGCAGGTACTGCCTATGGTCAAAGAAGGCGGTGCAGCAGCCAAGAATGTAGCGGAGGCCGTGAAGGCAATCGCAGGCGGTGGCAATGGCCAGTAAGTCGATATTCGATCCAGTGGCGCTGTCAGATGATGAGCGCCGCGCATTCAAGGCATTGAGCGAAGGAAAGGCAAGCGGGCGTCAACAGCAGTTGGCCTTATCCTGCATTGTCAATCGTCTCTGCTCCTATCCGGGCATCGTGGCCCACGAAAACACCAATGCAACCTACTTCATGTCAGGCCGACACTTCGTCGGCGCGGCGATAGTTGGCGTCGTCAACTCGCCTTTTAAACAGAAAGAGGAAGACAAGTCGTGAGTGACGAACTCAACACTGAGAAGGGTCAGCCGGTTGCAGAAGCGCCGGTAGATACGACTACCCCGGAACGTGATCCGATTATCGGCGGGCAAGGTGCCGTTGCCGATGAACCCGTTGCCGAAGAGCCTAAAGGTGACGGCAAACAGCCAGAGCCTGTCAAGGCAGATACTTCATGGCCGGAAGACTGGCGTGACAAGGCATCGGGCGGGGATGAGAAGACAAAGAAAATTCTCGACCGCTATGCGTCGCCTAAGGATATCGCCAAGGCACTCGTTGAGGCCCAGACAGCCTTGCGCACGCGCCCTGCTGCCAAGAATGAGCCATTCCCTGAAAAGGGTACGGAAGACGAGCAGAAGGCTTGGCGTGAGCAGAATGGCGTCCCTGCTGATATCAAGGGATATGAAATTGAAGGCTTCGACAAGTTGCCTGACGATCTGAAGCAGAACTATCAAGGCTTTCTGGAAGAAGCGCACAAGCGCAACATGCCAGCATCGACCGTCAAGGAAGCTGTCGCGATCTATCGTCAGATGGAGCAGTCAGCGACTGACAAGCTGGTTGAGGAAGATATCAACCGCGAAGAAACGGCACGCGACACGCTGATCGATGAATTTGGCGGGCGTGTCGAGTTCAAGCGAAATGTAGCGATGGCCGACAATTATGTCTCTGCCCGCTTCGGTGAAATGGGTCCGCTTCTTATGCATGGGCGTCTTGCCGATGGCTCGAAGATCGGCAGCAACCCGGAAGTCATCAAGTTTTTCGTCAATCTCGCCCGCGATGAGGGTTATGCCGGTGATCTTGTCCCGGATAATCCCGGCGCGGGTGGCCGCAGCATCGACGATCGCATCTCTGAGATTGAATCTCTGATGCGCACAGATGGTGGCAAAGCATACTGGTCTGATGCGAAGGTCCAGAAGGAATACAACGACCTTCTTCAGGCTCAGGAACGGCGTTCCGGCAAGGGACGCTAATACACTCGCGGCTTCCCCTGTTTCACAGGCCCCGCACAAGACAGCCGGTTAGACGGCATCCATCCGCAGAAACGTGACGCCCCGTAACGACCAAGCAGCCCCGCCCAAGCGATTGAGCGGTCTCCCTGCGCACGTCTGAACGGCCTCCCGAAACGTGAGCGAACCCTGACGCAACCCAGCCGAACAGGAGTTTTCTCATGGCTGACAGTGCATTTCAAAAACAATACCGCCAGGAGTTTATCGCTGGCTTCGAACAGGGCCAGTCCCTTCTTCGTTCCAGCGTAACGACCGAAGCGGTCATCAAGGGCAATGAAGCGGTTTTCCTCGTGGCAGACACGGGCAACGCTGAGCCTGTAACCCGTGGCCTTGACGGCAATATCCCGTCCCGCCCCGACAACCTCAACCAGTACACGGCTACTCTTGTCGAATGGCACGACAAGCCGAAGCGGACTAACTTCAACATCTTCGCATCGCAGGGCGATGGACGTCGCATCATGCAGACCGGCACCACGAAGGTGATGAACCGCAAGATTGACCAGGACATCATCGGTCAGCTGAACACCGGAACCCAGAATACGGGCGCCGCTGCTGCTGCATCGCTGGCAGTGGTCATGAAGGCTCGTACTATGCTCGGCAACAGCGAAGTCGACATCGAAGAACTGGATAACATGTTCTTCGTCTGCACGCCTGCCTTCATGGGCAACCTGCTGCAGGTCACCGAGTTCGCCTCCGCCGACTATGTGGATATCAAGCCGTTGAACGGTCCTACTCGTCGCATGGTGCGTTGGGCTGGCTTCAACTGGGTTGAGCATCCTCGTCTTCCAGGCCGTGGCACGAATGCTGCCAAATGCTTTGCATACCATCGCAATGCAATCGGCCATGCCGTCAATACCGGCGAGATGTCGGTTAATGCTGGTTACAACGAGGAAGACGATTATTACTGGGCACGTTCGAGCATCTTCATGGGTTCGAAGCTTCTCCAGAACTCCGGCGTTGTTGTCGTCAACCACGACGATACGACCCTCTCGGCGTAAGAAAGGAGCTTGAACCATGGCTTACGTCTCCAATGACCTGAACCTTGTGATTGAAAATGTCGGTGGCAAAACCCCGCGCATCTTCACCTACAAGACCGCGGACAATCTGGCCGCTATTACTGGCGCCGGATATTTCTCGGACGGCACTGCAAAGGGCCTTCGCGTGGGCGATCTGATCCACACGATTGCACCAACTGGCGCCGGTTATTCGATGTTCAAGATTACTGCTGTCAGTGCAGCTGGTGCAGCTACCGCCAGCGCGGCTACTGCAATCGCGTAATCGACATCATGACGGGCGGTGCAATCCTGTGCCGCCCGTTTTCTCTCCAACAAAAGAGGCTTTCATGTCTGCTTCGTTGACGCCTTCGCGCATGAGCGCGCAGGGCTATAAGAATCGTGCGCCTTTCTTCGTCGTTTGCGAGGCGGGCACGGAATACAAGTCCGTCCTTGCTCCGGCGTTCTGGGCGCATGTCGCCGCTTCCCTGCGTCCGTATGATCGTATCGAGGTTGTTTCGGAAGATGGCGCATTCTATGCTGAATTGCTTGTTCGTTCAGTACGCACAGCATCGCTCGATGTCGTCGAACTTCGACACGTCAAGCTTGACGGCAAGGTCGACATCGATCTGAGCCGGGACTCGAAATACCGCTATCAGTATCGCGGGCCTCATTCATCTCATTGCGTCATCCGAATTGCTGACAATGAAGTCGTTGCTGAAAGCCTTCCAAGCAAGGACGCGGCAATCAAGTGGATCGACTCGCAAGAGCGCGCAGAAGCGGCTTGAGGCTGACTGATGGCTGAACGGCTCGAACTCTATAACGGCGCTCTTGATCTCATCGGCGAGGAACCACTCGCCACGTTGTCAGACGAAAATAAGGCACGCCGTGCGCTGGATAGACAATGGGATCGCGTTGTGCGCTCTCTGCTGGAGTCTGCGCAATGGAAATTCGCCATGGTGACGGTTGAGCTGAGCCATGATGAGGATTTCGAGCCGCAGTTCGGCTTTCAGTTCGTATTCAGCAAGCCAGAAGACTGGCTTCGTACATATACAGTTTCTAGTGTCGCGTCACTCACGCCGCCGCTTTCCCGCTTCGTGGAAGAGTCCGGACTGATCTACGCCGATGTTGATCCGCTTTATCTCAAATATGTTTCGTCATCGATTGAGGCTGGTTGGGATTTGGGTAGATGGACAGCACTCTTTTCGGATGCAGTGATTGCCACTCTCGCAGAAAAAATCTGTCCGATAGTCACCGAAAGTGAAACCAAGCTTGATCGCGTCACTGGGCAGGCTGCAGTAGCCCGCCGTCTGGCGCGCAGTCACGATGCTTTTCGTGAGGGTCCAAAGGAATGGCCGGATGGCAAGTGGGTTTCATCGCGGCGCGGTTCTCGTGGAAGTCGTAGGGAATACTGATGGCTTCAACCAACAATCTCGTCTTTGCACTGAATGGCGGCGAAGTCGGAAGTGATACAATTTCGCGTATCGATCTGGCCAAAATGCGCCTTGCCGCTGAGACTTGCATCAACTTCTTTCCCAAGACGGTTGGGCCTATTTTTCTCCGTCCCGGCACTGAGTATCGTTCAACGACGCGCAGTAACAAGCGCGCTCGCCTTGTGCCATTTGTTTTTTCAGCCACGGACACTGCGCAGTTGGAGTTTACTGGCCTAGAATTCCGCCCTCTGCTGGATGGTCGACCAATCGTCCGCGCTGCCGTATCGACGGTTGTATCAGACGGAGACTTTGCTACAGGGGCGGGATGGACGCTTACCGCAACCGACGGGGCGTCTTCACAGATTGCTTCTGATGGTCTGGCGCTCAATGCCCTTGCAAAGGGTTCCACGGCTTATGCAAGACAGCAGGTAACCGTTTCTGGTGGAAGTGTTGGTGTACAGCACGCCCTGAGAATACAAGTCACCCGCGGGCCGGTTAGAATGCGGATTGGAGCAACAAGCGGTGGCGATCAATATGTTGCTGAAACCAGCCTTGGTGACGGATATCACAGCATCGCTTTTACACCGACTGGCAATTTCTGGATACAGTTCCAGAACTCCGGTAGGCCGTTCCGTGTTGTCAGGTCGTGCAAGATTGAAACAGCTGGGGAGTTGGTTCTTTCAACTCCTTGGTCCGAAAGTATTCTTCGTGAAATCCGTTTTGAACAATCCGCCGATGTTGTCTTTTGCACCCACCAGTCGACACGGGTAGCACGAATTGAACGGCGCGGTACCCGTTCATGGTCGGTCGTAACCTACCCCATCAACGACGGCCCGTTTCTGGCAGTTCGCACTGCTGATCTTCGTATGAAAGTCTCCGCCACGGAAGGGTTGGCGACACTCACAACGTCGGCGCCTTTCTTCAAGACTGGGCATGTTGGCACGGTATTCCGCTTGTTTCACACTGGTCAGTACCAGACAGTAACACTTGCAGGGCCTGATCAATGGTCTGAACCTGTGCGGCTTCGCGGTGTTGCAGCGAGCAAGCAATTCTTCGTTAATATCTCTGGTACTTGGGCTGGCACGCTTCAGCTTCAATTATCCATGGACGGAGATGGCTACGGTAATCAGGATGACTGGAATGGTCAGTCTGGCACATTCACGACAAACCAGTCCGGCACCATCCGCCGAATGGGTGATGAATATGATAACGTCACTCACTGGGCCAGAATTGGCTTTCGGGATGATACATATTCATCAGGAGCGGCAACGGTTGCTTTGAACGCCGGTGCTGGTGGCGGTGCGGGTGTATGTCGGGTACTTGGCATTATTTCGGATACAGCGGCTGCCGTCGAAGTTACCAAACCGTTCTTTCGTGCCGAAACTTGGGCGGATGACTGGAAGGAAGGCATATGGTCCGGAGTTCGAGGCTGGCCGTCTGCTGTAGCCCTCCACGAAGGGCGCCTATGGCTTGGAAACAAGGACTCGATAGCGGGTTCGGTATCGGATGCGTTCGACTCCTTTGATCCAGATACCGAAGGCGATGCGGGACCTATCATTCGTTCCATCGCCACAGGACCAATCAACTACGCCCAGTGGATTTTGTCTCTAGGCCGTATGGTCATTGGAACATCAGGCGCCGAAAGCGTGCCTCGCTCTTCGTCATTTGATGAGCCGATGACGCCAACTAATTTCACCATCAAGGATGCATCGACGCAGGGAAGTGCGAACGTCCAGCCAGCGAAGATTGATCGTAACGGCATCTATGTGCAGCGTTCGGGCAAGAGGCTCTATGAATTGTCGTACGACTCGCAGGCACTCGATTACGCTTCGTCCAACCTGACGCGCTTTAATCCTGAGATTGCGGAAACTGGTGTTGTTGAGCTTGCTGTCCAACGCCAGCCAGATAGCCGCGTCTGGTGCGTCTTGGGTAACGGGCAGTGCGGTATTCTGCTTTATGAAAAGGCGGAGGACGTTACCGGCTGGCATCGTTTTGAAACTGATGGTCAGGTTGTATCTGTATGTGTGACGCCGGGGACTGAGCAGGATTTTGTATGGATGACCGTTTTGCGCAACGGGAATTATTACAATGAACTGCTTCGCTTCGATACGGAAGCTATCGGCGGTACGGCGAACCGCATGGCTGATGCGCATGTTTTTGTCGCTAACAATTCCAATAGTCCCACTGTCACCGGCCTATCGCATTTGAATGGCCGCACCGTCATTGTCTGGGCCAATGGCAAGCGCGTACCTGGTACATTCATCGTATCTTCCGGATCGATCACGCTGCCATATGGCGTTACATCTGTTTGTGTCGGCCTCCCATACAAGGCGCAGTTCAAGTCAACGAAGCTCGCCTACAGTTCCGATGCGCCAATGAACCAGTCTAAGCGGCTTGTTCAGGTTGGTGTTGTTCTCAAAAACACGGCGATGAGTGCGCAGGCGCTACGGTTTGGTGACTCCTTCGACAAGATGGACCCACTGCCGAGGACGCTCAATGGTATTCCAGTCGATGAAAATGCCGTTTTGACGGGCCATGAAAGTCGGACATTCCCGGTTCCAGGATCGTGGCAGGAAGATGCGCGTCTTTGCATCGAGGCATATGCGCCCTATCCGGTGCAGATAAATTCCGTCACAGATCAAGTTGGCCTTCATGACAAGCGATAATCCGTTTCGTCTGCCTCCGAATGCCGTCTTGAGAGAGATAACCAAGATGGAAATCTATCGCCTCTCTCGGCGTCAATTGCTGCCGACGTCCTTCATTGGTTACGCGGTGTCGATTGATGGTCGCGATGTTGCCGCTTGGGCGGCATACGCATACGCAGGCGATATGTGGCTGTCCGCTCGCTTTGAGGATGGAATTGCCAAAAGGCATCAAGTTACGGTTCACCGGGCAGCACTTCTATTTCTCGCTGGCTTGAAGGCTCACGGTTTCAAGCTCAAGGCTTGGCCAGATCCGGAAATCCCTCGTTCCCGTGAATGGCTTCAACGCCTCGGTTTCACTGAAGTCAACTCTCATCTCTGGGAGATGTAATTAATGGCATTTCTAGCACCTATCGGCGCAGCCATCGGCTCCGCTGTCAGCTCCGTCACGTCAACAATCGGCGGCGCAGCTACAATTCTGGGGGGTGGCCTCAGTGCGGCGGGGACAATTGCGTCTGCCAATGCACAGGCAAAAGCTGCAGAATTCGAGGCGCAGCAAGCCGAACAGCGCGCCGCGGAAGAACGCGCTGCTGCATCTCAGGAGGCTCAACTCAAGCGCAAGGAGGGGCAGTTGATGCAATCCCGCCTTCAGGCTGCTTCCGCTGCTTCTGGAGCAGGTGCCGGTACTGATGCGCCGACAGTGGCGATGCTGGGCGAAAGCATTGCCGGACAGAGCCGTCTTAATCAGCTTATGGATATTTATGGCGGCGAAAGCCGCGCCCGTGGCTATGAGGATCAAGCAGCGTCACGTCGTGCAAGCGCACGCTCAGCGCGTCTGGGCGGCTTGATCGGCGCAGGCACTTCAATTCTAGGTGGCATCTCTCGCTATAAGGGCATTGCATAATGGCTGTATTGCCTTCTGCTAATGATCTCTCTCGGCCAGCTTCTGCACGTACAGGGCGCATTATTGCGAGCGGCCCTGAGGACTCGGTTGGCCCGTCACTCCAGCGTTTGGGCGGTGTCGTTTCAGCTATTGGTGAAGAACAGAAGCGGCAGCAGGATGCACTTGGCATGGCAAAGGCAGAGGCTGAGCTTAATCAGGGCCTTATCAACGTCGGCAAACAGTTCGACAACGATCCTGATTATGGCACATTCAGTCAGCGTGCTCCCAAGGCAACTGGCGATGTCGTCAATCGTGCAGCGAAGAATATCAGTGATCCGAATTTGCGTGAGCGTTGGGTACAGGGTGCCAACACCGATGCTGTACGTCTGAATGCCAGCATTGACGGGAAAGCTGATACACTCGGCAAGCAGGCAACTATTGCCAATCTTGATCAGACCCTTGAGACGCAGCGCCGTATTTATGTCGATCCAGAGACAACCGAAGAGCAGAAACTGAAGGCTCGCGCTGATATTCAGGCGACGCTTGAAGTTGCATCCAAGACCGGCATTCTGACACCCGATGAGGCTGACCGTCGTTCGCAGCTTAACCTTCGTGATGCGAATTACAGCCGTGCCAAATTGATTGCAGAACGTGACCCGGATGCGATCCTCAACCTTAATCGAGGTAGTGTAGCTCAGCTCATTACAGCAAAGGCACAGGAACACGGCGTTCCGGCTGATGTTGCCATTGGCATCGGGACGATTGAAAGCAATCTTAACCCCAAGGCAAAGGCAGCCACATCATCTGCATCCGGTGTGTTCCAAATTATCAATAGCACTGGCAAGCAGTACGGACTTACAAATCCATTAGATGCCAATCAGAATATTGATGCTGGTATTCGTCTGACTAAAGACAATATCAATAGCCTGCGCAGTACCACAGGCCGCGAACCAACACCGGGTGAAATCTATCTCGCGCATTTTAGCGGCGTAGGTACAGCGCAAAAGCTTGCATCAACCTCTAATGATGCGCCAGCAAGCGATGTGTTCAGCACCGCAGCAATAAAGGCAAACCCGACGATCCTTGCGGGAAAGTCCGTTGGTGAGGTCAAGCAGTGGGCCGAACGCAAGATGGCTCAGGCCATGGGGCGTCCCGTGGATGCCTCCACTGGATCAGTTTCGCCTCAACAGGCAGGACCTGAACCGCTTCCGGCATGGTATCAGGATATGTCGCCTGAACAGCGTCAGGCGGTTTATGAAACCGCTGAAAAAGTTGTACTGGAGAGGCAAGCGAAGCAAAGCGCACGAGATAAGGCATATCGCGACAGCGTAGCTGATAATTTCAATCTTCGAATTGCCATGGGAGATACGAAACTTACGTCTCGCGATATCATCGATGATCCTTATTTGGGGCAAGGGCAAAAGGCTGCTCTGCTTAAAAGCTATCAATCTTCGATGAAGGCACAAAATACACTGGCGAGCGACCTCGGTTCGATCCAGTCCGGGACTTTCTCCGGTGACCCGTATGATAACGATTTCCAAAAAAGAAATGACAATGTTGCCGATTTTGTAATGAAGAACGTTCCGGAAGAGGGACAGCAGCCTTTCTTCGATGGAATGATAGCGCAGTCTGGATATGTGCCCCAGCCTTTGATGAATCGTATTCGCGTTGGTGTAGAAAGCCAGAACGTTGCCGATATTCAGAGCGCTTTGGCCAGTGCTTCCCGTTATTCCAGCATTAGTTCCGGAGCAATATCTCGCGCCACCGGCGGCGATGGAATTCAAAAGAAAGTCGACTTATTCAACTCTTACAAGACGTTGGGATATTCAGACGAGGACGCGGCGAAGCGAATTGCCGAACAGAACAACCCAGACCTTGCGGGTCGGCGCGATGCAATTCTCAAATCGGATCCGGTGAAGAAGGCAATCACGAAAGTTTCGGCTGCGGACGTGGCTAAGATATTCGATCCGGGCTTGTTCTCGTCTGCCAAAGTGGGCGGGGAAATATCGGAAGAAATAGTAAGGATTGGTGCATCCGTAGAGTCGCAGGCCCAGATTGTGGCAGACTATAAAAACATCCTAGAGGATGGCTTTGTAGAGGCGAACGGCAACGAGAATATCGCTCGTGATCTTGCCGCCAAGCGCATGCAAAAAATATACGGCCTTTCGGATATGTCTATATTTGGTTCGAAGACTGTCATGCGCCTGCCACCCGAGAAGACGTACGACCCATTGCCGGACGGAAGCTATGGCTACATCAAGGATCAGCTTCACGACGCCTTGAAGGCCGAAGGTGTGGACTTTGATGAAGCGTGGCTTGAGAGCTACGACACGACTGACGGTGATTTTAAGGCGGGTCGCCCGGCCAACTATCAAATAATATACTCTAAGAACGGCGAGCTTGGTTTATTCCATCTGCCTTTTTTCGCTGATCGTAATGCAGCACTTGCGCAATACAATGATGCACAGAAGCAATCTCTGGCAGAGCGAGAAGTATCTTGGGCAGACAATCGTAACGAAGAGATGCGGAACTACCCTGAAGGTCGCAATGGGCCAGAAAGGTTCAGTAACGACGGTCTCTATCGCGGCGTAGCGAAAGAAGGAAGCCCCATGGCACGTGCCATTGCGGAGAGGCAGGCGGAAAATCGCCGTTCGAAGGATCGGCAGATGCAAGAACGAGACGCCGCAAAAGCTAAGCGTGATCGAGATCTAGGCGATTTCACAACTCATCTGCCGCAGGAGAAATAATCCATGCCATTGAACCGCTCAGCACCTCTACCAGGCGGAACACTTGGCATCGCTACGCACGACAAGCCTGATCCATCTGCACTAGAGGTTGCGGGCGCAATGCTTCAAGAGGATAATCCTGTATTTTCAGCGTTATCGGACGCGAAGTTGGCAATGGGTAGCGCCGATTTCTATAAAGTCGATCCTGCTTCAAATCCGTTCAGAAAGATAGAAGACGTTATATCGTCGGAACCTAATGAAGATTTGAAGCGTCGTTATCATGATGCTGTAAAAAGCGGAGCCTTCGATAAGGTTTACAACGACAAATCGTTCGACGCCACACTGTCTAATATTCAACGCGAATACCAGAATGACCGGGTCATCGCCGCCAGTAGTTGGCCACAGTACTTAGCTGGATTGGCTGCTACAGTAGCAACCGATCCGACGAACCTTCTCCCCGGAGGGGCCTTCGTTCGAGCTGGTAAAGTTGGCTATTCTGCTACAAAATCCGCCTTGTCGGTTGGGTTGGCGGCTGGCGGCGCAGCGGCTGCAAGTGAGGCCGCGTTGCAGTCCACACAAGAGACAAGAACCCCAGAAGAAAGCGCTTTCACCGTTGGTGGTTCGGTTCTGCTTGGCGGACTAATCGGTATGGGTGGGGCAAAGTTCTTCAGCAAAGGCGAATGGAACCGCGTCGGCAAGGCATTGAAGGATGATCTTGAAACGAAAGTTCCAAACCCAGACGAGGTGACGGATATCATCGTCAAGCGCATGCAATCTGCTGGCGCAGCTGCCGTTGAGAAGATCAACATTGACGATCTGGGGATCGGTGGACCGAAAGCGGCGGAACTGGTGGCCCGGGCTACAGCGGCGGCAAGAATTAATCCTGGTATTCAGACCATGCTTTCTCCTTCGATGGAGGTACGCAAGGTTTACGATCAGTTGGTCGATAACCCGATCTACACGAAGATGAACATGGATGGACGGTCGTTTGGTCCTTCGGTCGAAAATCTTGTCAAGCAGACCGAACGTGGATCGCTGGCGCAGTGGCTAACTGAGGCAAATTCCTCTTGGCGAGATGCGAAACGAGCAGGGTTTGAAGGGTCTAGAGCCGATTTTATGTCAGCGGTAAGCCGGGCGGCTAGACGAGGCGATGTTGACCCCAATGGAAATGATTATGTTACACGGCTCGCCAGACAAGCCCGACAGCGTATTTTTGATCCGTTATTGGAACGGGCTAAGATGCTCGAACTGCTTCCAGAGGACATTAAGACGACGACAGCAGCAAGCTACGTCACCCGCCTTTGGAACCGTCAACGGCTAATAGCGCGTGAGAATGAATTCAGACAGATTGCCGCCGATTATCTTCGAGAGCAAATCGCGAAGCTGCCCGATGACCAGAGGGTAGATTTCGTTTCCAAGGCCGATATGGAAGATTACGTTCAAGATGTAGTGAAGGACGTGTTCAACAATCTAACTGGGCGGGGCAACGGCGATGTGCCAGAATGGCTTGTTCCGACCAAGCGCGGGCCGTTGAAAGAGCGCACATTCAATATCCCAGACGAAATGGTGGAAGATTTTCTAGAGAACGATATGGAACTTATTCTTCGGCGCTATAGCCGAGTAATGGGTGCGGATATTGAACTTACGGAAAAATTCGGTCGGGCTGACCTTAAAGACCAGTTGGATGCCATCAATCGGGAATATGATGATCTGTCAGTCGCGGCAAAGTCCGAGAAAGATCGAATTCAGCTGGATAAGGCCAGAGACAGGGACCTGAAGAACCTCCAAGCTTTCCGTGACATGATACGCGGCACGTACAAGGCGGCAGATGAAAGCAGCGGATGGAGCAGACTCACGAGGGCAGCACTCACCTGGAACTATGTGCGCCTTCTCGGCGGTGTCGTGCTCGCCAGTTTGACTGATGCAGCACGGCCTATGGCTGTTCATGGGGTACGGGCTTCTATGTCTGATGCCTTGCCAGCATTAGTTTCAGGAACAAAAGCTGCCAAGATTGCCCGGCAGGACGCCCGCGATCTCGGAGCGGTAACTGAAGTTGTGCTGCAATCCCGGTTGGCTTCGCTAGCGGATTTACAGGACCCTTACAGATACGGTTCATCGTATGAACGGTTCTTGTCGAACACGTCGAACCTATTCACCAAGACTACCGGCCTTGGTTACTGGAACGACACAATGAAGACTATTGCAGCTGTCATGACGCAAAACCGGATGGCGCGAAATGCGCTCAATTGGTCAAGCGCAGACAAGCGCGAGCGTGCTTATATGGCCTATCTGGGCATAAACGAGAATATGGCCGAACGTATCGCCAAGCAAATCAATGCCCACGGCGTTCAAGAAAAGAATATCTGGGGCGCAAATGTCTCGGAATGGACCGATGATGGCGCGCGACGTGCTTGGGCGGCAGCACTCAATAAAGACGTTGATCGGACGATTGTTACGAAAGGCGTGGCTGATACGCCCCTCTGGATGAAAACCAATTGGGGCAGACTAATCATGCAGTTCAAGAGCTTTGGTCTAGCATCGCATCAGCGCGTTCTCATTGCTGGGTTGCAAGAACGTCCTCACCGATTAGCTGAGCAGTTGGTGTTTAGTACGGCGCTTGGCATGATGGTTGGCTATCTGAAATTCATGGAACGCGGCGATACGGAAGAAGCTAACCGTCTTCTGGAGAACTCAGGGTTATGGATCGCGGACGGGCTTGACCGTACGGGCATTCTTTCGCTGCCATTTGAAATATCGAACACGGCGGAAAAACTCGGTTCTCCGGTAGGTATAATGAAAGGTGTCCAAGCTGTTGCGGGCGACGTAGATCAAGGCGGAGCGGCGTCAAGATATGCGAGCAGAAACAAACTAGGCGCTATCGCTGGCCCTTGGGCGGGTGTCTTTGAGGACTTGTCGACTATTGCCCAGCAACTCGGCGAAGGCGACTTGAAGAAATCTGGCGCGAATGCGATGATTCGACAGTTGCCGGGGGCAACCCTGCCTGGGGTCAGAACAGCTATCCATGTGGGGATTAAGCCAGCTTTGCAGGGGGCTGTTGAATGAAGCAATTAAGTGAATACGAAGCACGCCAATCCGAGCGATACAAGGCGATGCGCAAACAACTAAATGACCTCCATCCAGGATTAGCTGCTTACATCACAATAGCTGGCGTCCTGATGATTGTTTCCGGCTTCTTCTGGGGCGGCGGCGAGGACGGTAACCCGATGTTTACAGCAGGTATCGGCTTAGCGGCGCTCCTTGGCGGCGGTGGGTACTGGTTCCATTGCAAGGAGAAGGAGAAGCGACTTTCGCGAGAATTGTCATCCATTGAAACTCATTTCGCTTCTAAGAATAAGCGCATCAATTGGAACGGCGATGTCTCTGAGGGCGGATCATGAGGGATCCCGTGTGCTGTATCGAAGGCTGTAAGCGACCGATCCACGTAAAGAAGTACGGATTTTGCAGGGCGCACTATCTTCGTTATTGGCGCTACGGTAGCCCGTTTCTAGGGGCAACGTTTGTAGGAGACCCGAAGAAGTTCATCGATACCGTTGCAGTTACTTACAGGGATGATGATTGCCTTATCTGGCCATTTGGCACAAATACCTATGGATATGCCATGAAAGGCGGCGTGTATGTAAGCCGATATGTCTGCGAAAAAACAAACGGCCCCTCTCCGGATAAAAACTATGACTGCGCCCATAGTTGCGGAAAAGGCCACTTGGGGTGTGTCAATCCAAAGCATCTCTCTTGGAAAACGCGAGCGGACAATCTTGCGGATACGGTTATTCACGGCACCCATCGTCGGGGTGAGCGCTCCAATCTATCTAAGCTGACTGAGGCTGAAGTTTTTGAAATAAAATATTCAACCGCAAACCAACGTCAGACGGCGGCGCAGTACGGCATCGACCAATCTACCGTCAGCGACATCAGACGGGGTAAAAGTTGGGCATGGCTTTAGTTGCCGGGTAAATGTGATGCGGCATCAATCGTCCGGCTCGTCCACAAATTCAGGTATATCAAACCTAAGAAACGTGATGAACGGTTTCATTTGATCAACGTCAAGGCCGACACGATAGCCAGCATCACGCATCTCAGCTTCAAAGTTCGCAGCTTCTACTAGACGTATTTTTTCTTCATCCGTTTTGGCCGCTGCTATCGGTGCTACCCAATCACGCATGAAATCAGTGAAAGTGGTCTTCTGAGGATATCTCTCCTCCAGTGTGGCCACAATTTCCGCGTTCATGGAGCGATTGTTAGTGTCAGCTTCGCGCTTAATGCGCTCCCGCATACCGTCGGGGAGGCGGAGTACAAATTTATCGGCGGTATCGGACGGTGGAAGGGGGCGGCTTTTTCTGGACATTTCACATGCATACTAGCGAATCGCCATTTTTTCCATAGTGGCGACTTGACATCATGGCGACTCGCTATCATAGTGTAGTTACAAATCGGACAGGAGGTTTACCAGAAAAGATGGAGACGAAATTTGTAATCCGCTTCCCAGAAGGGTTGCGTGATTTCATCAAGGAGGAAGCAGCAAAAAGCGAAAGGAGCATGAATGCGGAGATTATTTTCCAGCTTAAGCGCGCTTATGGCGCGAACGAAAAGAGCGAAGCACCGGCCTAGGAAACCCGCTTCGCTCTCAAACAATCCAGTTTCGTAAAGGATTATCGAAATGGAAGATAGCAAATTTCCATCCGTAGTTAAAGGCCAAATTGGCGAAGGCTCGATCCAGACTGTCAATGCACGTGATCTTCACGTATTTCTTGAAGTCGGCGTTCGCTTCAATGACTGGATCGCCAGGCGAATTGCTGAATACGGTTTTGAGGAGGGCAAAGACTTTTACTCAGAATTGAGTAAAACCTCATCTGGTGGCCGTCCAAGCCGTGAGTACCATATCTCGCTCGACATGGCGAAAGAGCTTTCCATGGTTGAGCGCAACGAAAAGGGAAAGCAGGCGCGCCAGTATTTCATTGAGTGTGAACGGCGCGCTAAGCAGGTAATTGCCGACCCGGTTGCAGTTCTGAACGATCCAGCTGCAATGCGCGGACTTCTTCTCTCTTATACCGAGAAGGTGATCGAGCTTCAAAGCAAAGTTGCTGAGATGCAGCCAGCGGTCGCGGCATTGGAGCAGATTGCAGAAGCTCATGGAAGCTTCACCCGGACCGAAGCGGCGAAACACATCGGTATCGCGCCTCATCTGCTCTGCAAATGGATGACTACCAACGGCTGGACCTATCGCCGCCCCGGTACGAGGGATGATATCGCGTATCAGTCCAAAATCAACGCTGGTTATCTGGAGCACAAGGTTACAACCGGCCTTCGCCCAGACGGGACCGAGTGGATTTCAACGCAAGTTCGCGTCACGCCGAAGGGCCTGACCGTTCTTGCTAAGGGCTTCCCTCAAGCAGTGAGGGCGGCTTGATGAACAGGCGTACATTTATGGGCGCGGCTGCGCTTGTCATCTCCTCGCCAGTATCAGCACTGCCTGTTTCGAACGAACTCGACAGTTTGATTGAACAGCATAAAATCCTGTGGAAGCGGGATGAGGATGCTTGGACCAAGGTGGGTGAATTGGATTGCCATCCAGATCTTCGATCTTTGGTCCCAAGGGTCACTCTTTGCGATGGCAAATTCAGTAAGATTTATGGTTACACGAATATTGAAATCGATCAATACATTGACCGTAGTCTGGAGACTAAGCTTCTTTTTGTGGAGAAAGATGAGATTAAAACCTCAATAGCGGACAAGGCGGACATTGTACGTAACCGCTACAAAGAAGAACTCGCAAAGCAAGAAGCCCATAAGAAACAAATACAACAATCTATTGGGCGCGACGATGCGTTTCGGTTTGCCGAAAAGTGCAGTGACGAGACGCGCGACATTGAACAAAGGATATTGAACTATCGGCCAAGATCGTTGCGCGATGCAGCTCTAATCGCATCGTTTGTTGTGTCTGTGATCAATTCTGGTAACGGATACTTAGAAATGGATCAGGCGCTGGAGGCGTTGCAGAACATCGCAACCGTGGTGGCTGACACCCCTGAAGAGGTGGCGGCATGAAAATCGCTGCTAGACACATTCTTAAGAGCACGTTGGACGCCGAATTTATGGCAAACCGGATACAGCAACTAGCCGATGAACTGGCAGATGCTATGAGGGATGTCCATGGCGGTACGTAGCGGTGTGACATAAGTCATGAATACGAGTTCATTCTAATCAGAAGAAGTTAACAGAGCGGCCTCCGGGCCGCTTTTCCATATCAACCAGCCAAAGCTCTGCATTTCGCGGGGCTTTTCTCGTTTCAGCCGTCTCATTCGAGGCGGCTTTTTTCATGGAGCCTCCATAAATGACTTCAATCAACGTCAATCGTCTGGACGGACTGAGCAGCGCCACGGCTTGGAAAGGGCCTGTTCGGGTTGCGACGACGACCAATATTCAGCTGTCCGACCTCCAGATCATTGATGGGGTAGCGCTTAATGATGGAGACCGCGTTCTTGTAAAGGATCAGACCGACGCCCGATATAATGGCATCTGGGTTGCGGATACTGGCTTGTGGCGCCGTGCACGAGACTTCGCATCGAACCGCGATGTGCGTGAAGGTACGCAGGTATTCGTTGTTGAAGGCGTAACATACAACCGCAGCGGCTGGTATGTCTCCAGTGACGATCCTATCCAGTTCGGTACGACAGACATTCATTTCACCCAGAACATGCTCATCAACTCAGGGCAACTGGAAGAACTGGTTGAACAGGCTCAGGAAGCCGCAGATGAGGCAGAGCAAGCTCGTATTGCGGCGGAACTCGCTGCTGCTGCTGCTGAAGCGGCGGCGGCAATGGCCAACGGGATCACGCCCGTTCCCACTAGATCGGTCCTCAAGCTTCTAAACTACACAGAGAAAAAAGCCGCGCTCATATACGATGAGGGGGGGCGAAATGGCCTTTTCGCCTTTGTGCCCGGTGATTTATCGTCGCGGGTCGCTGCTGATGTACAAGAAGGTATATATGTGGCGCCAGCGAATGCACCGTCTGGCATTGATGGAGCGTGGGAGCGAATTGTCGAAGCTTCTTACGATCCCTGCTGGTTCGGTGCTGTTTTGGGCAATACAAACGATTATGCAACTATAAACAGAGTGGCGTTTCAGGCTTGCATCGATTTTGCTAACTTTACCCGATCTGCTCCCGTTATCCTGCCTGCAGGCACAATTGTTGTTTCATCCACAATTAACATTCCCAAGTCGTACAATGTAATCATTGATGGGTACGGGATACTGAGCCGCATTCGTGGAGGGAACGGTTTCACCGGGAATGTCTTCAACTACGGCGATAATACCGTAGGCGGTGGCATTGCGTCGCGTATCAGGAATATTACTATTCTCGGGCCACTATCAGGAACCAGCACAGGCATTGGTGCAACAGATGCTAACGCCACCTCTTTCGAGGGGCTTCGCTTTGAAGACCAACAAACAGCAATTTCTCTGACAAACTGCTTCGCTGTCCTAGTAAAGGGTTGCCATTTCACTCGAACTGCCTTGCATAACATCTATAGCGCAACTAGTGCACATAATCTTCTTCTCAAAGATAATCGCATGTACGGATGCCAGAACGCCGTTGTACGTATCGATGCTCAGACATCAAACATCGTTTTTGAAGGAAACGATATCGAAAACTGCGGTTCAATTTTCCTTACACCCTCTGGTGTCGATATAGTGGCTTTCCGGTTTGTAGGAAACTACACAGAGGGCAATGTCAATCAAGAATTCACATTCCAAGGAATGTGTTATGGGTTCACGTGTGAAGATAACGTGATAGGTCTGCGAGGCGCTACGCCGGGGTCGCCTACAGGGTCGGGAGAGGTCAGCACATATAATAATATTCGTGGCGGCAGTTTTAAAAATAACGACCAGTACGAACAAAAGGTGGCTTGGGGCACAAATGTTTCCGGAGTCACCGTAACGCGTGGCCGATTGATAGGGAACTCGTCACTTTCTCAGCCACCATTAAAAGTACCAAGCTTGTCAAATACATGGACAGCGACAGATACAACAACATTCCCGGTTGGATATATTCGAGATGGCGGGGGAAAGGTTAGTATTCGGGGGCGTCTAACCTCCGGTGCATCCTCATCAGGCAACGTCGCCTTTACGTTACCTGATGGCTATAGACCGTCTCAGAGGCTTCTCTTTACTATTCATTCCTCGGCGGGAGGTACGCAATGCACCATTGATACAAATGGCAATGTTCTTCCCATCGCTGCATCCAGCGTCAATGTATGGCTAGATGGAATATCGTTCAATGCTGTGGATGCATAGCGGACTTGCCACTAAGTCGGCGGCGCGATCCTGGATTGAAAAATGACTTGAACTTTCCGTGCGTCCACCAATCTAGCCATCCAAACGCCATAGCTGGCGGCAAAGAAATTACAGCAATGATTGCCATTGTTAAGTAATATGGAAGCCCGTTTAAGCCAAGAACACCGAGATAGTGTCCGGCAAGGAGCATAGAGCTTATGTGGATGAGATAAATCCCGTAGGAGAGATCTCCAAACCAAGAAAGTGTCCTGCCTAGCAACCCAGATGTATTCCAGTAGATGGCAGACCAAACGACAAGGCCACATCCAACAGCTTTGATCAGTCTTGGAAACAGTCCATCCTCAGTGAACATATGGGGCAGGGCTATCCAAGCTGTATGCGTAAGATTACCAATCTGAGGTATCCAATACAGAAATGCACCTAGAAGACCGACGACTACTATAGAAAGCCATCCCTTCAATCGAGGCATCCAGCCTACTGCTATACCAGTAAGGAAGTTGATGCTCATCAAGCTAAAAGTCAGGCTGTACCATGTCGGGAAAGCGACATCGGTCCAGACATAGGGCCTTGCTGCAAGAGCATATGATCCCAAAAGGGCTAGTACGATAATGGTGACCGGCTTCCTGCTAACCAGCAATGAGCCGAATACCAGTAGGTAGAAACCTACTTCATAGATGAGCGTCCAGTAAGGTACGTCTGTAAACGCTTGCTTTCCCGTAGGCATCAAAAAGAAAGGCGCAGCCTCAAGTACAAACACGCCCTTCATGAGCCAAACAGAAAAAGCAGCTAGTATTAGGGCGAGCCAGAGAGAAGGATAAATCCGTCTGGATCGGTCTATCAGGAAATTGGTTGGAGAAGACAGAGATACTTTGTGAACCATAAGGTATCCAGACAAAGCAAAGAATACCGCAACGCCAGCCCCTCCAAGCTCCATTTGTTGAATAATACTGGAGCCACCGGTAAGAATATTTGTAGGCCATGGCAAGTGATGGACAAAAACAAGAAGCGCCGCAATACCGCGCAGCGCCTGAAGCCCCTGATTTCTTTTCTTCCCTGAATGACTTATGGCCATGATCCCACCCTTTAAGGCCTAATACTACAGCATAGACTCGCAATCAAACCATAATGCGTTTTATGGCACATCATTGTTATTGATCGAAATCACGTAAGATGTGGCGAGACTTTAACAGGCCAATCAACCCGAACGATACGACGCCGACGGCAATTGCCGATACACAAACATTCACCCAAAACATGATTTGCCCCTGCGATTGATGCAGGCAAGTTAAACCGAGCGAGTGCAATATGACAAGCCGCCCACTGAGGCGGCTTTTCTTTGCCGAAAGGAAAGAGAACGGTATGGCTTTATCCACCGCGCATGAAGCCATATCGAAACTTGAAAAGAAAAACCCCGGACTAACCGGGGTTTCTGAATTATCGGCAAGCTGCCATTTTTTCATCAGGTGGCGAAGACTCTGCCATGTCTCTGCGCAGGTCTTCAAGCATCTGACGCATTACGTCTGGATGCCGCTCGATCATCAATAAGTAGGCTCGGTTGCTGTCGAGAGGACGAGAACGGTTCTGTTCCCAATCACGAATCTGGTGAACGCTAAAACAGAATTCAAGCGCGAAGGCGTCCTGAGAAAGGCCGAGACCTGTTCTAATACCTTTTACGTCAACATCAGCCGGTATGTGTATGTGGGCGGGCTTGAGCTCTCCGCGAGCAATAGCGCTTACTTCGCGGGCGGCATCAAGCAAACGGTTTCCAGCTTTGCTCATGATGCAGTCCTCATCTCCTTGACTTTCTCTCTTACTGATGCGCGCCAATCGTCAGCTACGCTAGAGAGTATCTTCTTTAATTCTGCCTTCTCTGCGGCGGACAGATTTATTTTTTCGCCTTTAGAATACACGTCCATTATAAACACGGGGACGTCATCGGCTGCATAATAGGTGATTACTCTATAACCGCCGCTTTTCCCTTTCCCGGGTTTCGCGAAGCGCAATTTTCGCGCGCCTCCTGTTCCTTGGATCAAATCGCCAGCCGTTGGGTTTTCTGAAAGCAAATTGTTCAGCCGAAGTCTTTCGTCTTCGGTCATCCCCGCTTCATCAGCGGCCCTACGGTAAGAGTGCGTTTCGATCACTGTGTGCATGACTAACGACTACGGGATATACGTAGTTCCGTCAACAAACATTTAATTCACTCAGAATTTTTTTCAACCTGGGATCAATCTCATGAAACTCGTTTCCGACTGGAAGCGGGTGCTCGCGCGCGCGTGGAGCATCCGTTTGCTTTTGCTCGCCGGTATTCTTTCCGGCGTTGAAGTGGCGCTCCCTTATATCGGTGACGCCTATCTCATCCCAACCGGTGTATTCGCAGCGCTATCCGTTCTTGTGACGATGGCGGCATTTGCCATGCGCCTAATCTCCCAGAAGGAATTTCGCGATGGCGAGTAGACTGAAGAAGTCCGGGGCTGTGATGGCTGCGGCAGTGGCACTTGTTAGTGCGTGGGAAGGCGTGAAGCTTGCGGCCTATCCAGATCGCTTTGCAGATGGTTTGCCAACGGTTTGTTTCGGGGAAACGCGAGGCGTAAAGCTTGGCGACCGTTACACTCTCGAGCAGTGCAAGAAGATGCTCGGCAATGCTCTGGTGGAATTTGAGACGGGCATGCGCAAATGCCTGACCAGCCCGGACAAGGTTCCTGACAAGCCATATGTGGCCTTTCTTTCGCTGAGTTATAACATTGGCACCGGAGCGTTCTGCCGCTCGTCAGTGGCCAGATATGCGAACGCTGGCGATTATCGCAAGGCTTGCGATGCAATCAGCCTCTACAACAAGGCAGGCGGGCGCGTGGTCAAGGGACTAGTCAACCGTCGCGCTGATGAACGCAAGATTTGCCTTGAAGGTCTGAAGTGATGTTCGGCCTGCTCGACTACATCAAGATCGGGGCAGGGGTAGCTTTTGGCATAATGTTGATGCTCGGCTTCAATCTACTCATCCACGATCCATCTATCCGACGCGAGGCACGGCAAGGCTATGTCCTCGAAGCGCAGAAGATCGCCCTTGAGGCGAAACTGGCGGAGCGTGACCGCCAGATCAAGGCGGGGCAGCTCGTCATTGAGTCCTACCAGGAACAACTCCGCAATGCTCGCAGGGCTGAGCAGGAGCGCATTGAACAGACCGAACAGGAGATTGCGGACTATGAAAAGAAACTGGCTGCGGCGGGCCGGTCTTGCCGTTTTAGTATCGATGACATTGAGTGGCTGCGCAAATGATGCGTTGCGCAAGGCGGCGACAGAACAAGGGAAAGCGCAGGCGGGCTTAACGCTGCCTCCTTATCCCGAAGACTGCCGCAAGAAAGAAGCGCACGCTCCATTGGTTGAAGGTGGCGAGGTCCGCTCAACATTGAAGCGCGAACGCGAAGCCCTGAAGCGGCAGAATAGTCGCACTGATCGGTGTGCCAAGTTTTATGACGGCGCTGCGGAGGGGCTTAAATGACCACTCCGGTGCAAGACACTCGCGACCGCGTTATCCGCCTTGAGGAACGCCTGAAGTCGTTTGAAGAAAAATTCGATGAGCAGTCGAATAAGATCGATGAGATGTATGAACTGCTCACGAAGGCGAAGGGTGCCAAGCTCGCCCTTATCATGATCGCCGCACTGGCAGGCGCAATCACTACAAAAGTTATCCCCTTCATAAGCCAGTTCTGGCCGAAATAATCCTCCCCACTCCCACATAGGAGGGCCGCACATGCGGTTCTGCAAAATATTCAGATATGCGTCCAAGATTTTCTATAAATGACGCTGTAGATTGCTGATCGCGACACTTGAAAACGGTCGGCAAGAAACTGTTGCGTCACGCCTCGCTTACCATACGTGGCACGTATCTCAGCGACCGCCTCCGCCGTTAGTTTTGCGCCGTTCTGATCCTCACCACAAACATATGTTCCGTGAATTTTCCGGTCGGCTTGGTTCTCTTGAACGGTTTTCCATTCGATGTGTTGAGGATTTACACATCCCAGATGGCCATTGCCGCAAGAATGCGCGGCCACCAATTGTTCGTGCGGCGGCTCGCCATGAACAATCTGGCAAACATACCGGCTCACGGTTTGTCGTTTTGCTCCGATTACGCAGGATCCATAGCCATTGCGATCTTTATTGAAGGGCCAGATAAGGCAATCATCCCTACTGTAGGGCAATACCACGTCATTCAAATAGTTCACAGCATCACCGTTGAACTGCCTGCCGCCTAATGGGTCACCATGATCCTTCAATCTAACCCAGTGTTTACCGCACAAATTGCGAGCTTTTGCTTTATTGCGGCAACCATCAATCGAACAAATCTCATCCAGTTTGTTACGAAAGATACCACCCGCTAAGGGGTCTCCGAGCCGATACCATCTACCGTAGTGCATTTCACACCATCCGCGCTTCGATGATGTCTTGTTGCACCCGTCTATCGAGCATATACGTTGATCAGCCAATTTGACCTCCTGTAAGGTTGACTTGGTTAGAACACGCCGTGGGATTGCCGTCCCCGGCGTGTTCGCTTTTTGTACCATCGTATTTGCTTGTGGGCAACTTTCTCTCCAGCATCACAGATGCTTGTCACCTCACTCAGAGGGGTATGATGACACTCCCACACGAAACTCTTCAAGAGGCCGTTGATCTTGTACGAGAACACGGCACGATTATCGCAGCTTCCCGCGCATCGGGAATAAAGCGCTCCACTCTTCAGGATCGGGTATTCAAGGCAAAGGCAGCGGGGCTATTCTCCCCGGTTCAGCCCATCCCCGGTTTTGATATCTCCCGCTATTCCTCAACTGTTCGCAACGGGCAGGTGGTCAGTGAAAGCATCCAGCAAAAGCCATCAGAGGCTATGGGCCGTTTTAATGTGCCTGATGGACATTACGTTAAAGGTGTGTCTGCTCTGGTGGATGCTGACGGCAACGTCAAACAGCAATGGCTCAAAACGGCGGAAGGGCAACTCGATCCGCTGACACTCGCGGAAACGATCAAAGCCGCATTCGAAGACTGGTCTCCTCCATCCTTCGACGTTCCTATGCCGACAGGAACAGATGCGGATTTACTGACCATCTATCCGATAGCGGACGCGCATTTAGGTCTACGCGCTGTAGCAGATGAAAGCGGCGCTGACTATGACCTAGCAATCGCAGCACAGCGCTTCCGGGAAACATCTGCCAGATTGTTCGACAGATCTCCGAATAGTGGCACCGGTCTGATACTCCAGCTTGGCGACTGGACGCATGTCGATGACGATCTGGCGCTAACGCCTACAAGCAAGAACCCGCTTCAAGTTTCGGACCGCCTACTCGATATCGTGAAGTGCGGCGTCGATATCATGAAGGACTATATCTATCATGCGCTCACAAAGCATGATCGGGTGATCGTCAAGTGCCTGAAAGGAAACCATGATCTCAATGCATGGATTTCCCTGTACGTAGGTATATCAGAGCATTTCCGGGATAACGAGCGCGTCATCGTTGATCGCGGTGCCGCCGATTATTGGTTCTTCCGTTGGGGATCAACGCTCATCGGAGCGCACCACGGGCACCGCCTGAAGCCCGACGAAATGGCCGGGGCTATGGCTATGGAGTGCAGGCAGGATTGGGGCGAAACGGATTACCGCATATTTCTGCATGGCCACCTTCATCACCTCATCGTCAAGGAAGTGCTTGGCGTCCGTGTCGAATGCTTCCGAACACTGGCCGAAGCAGATCAGCATCATTCCGGTAAATACGGCTCCGGCAAGTCCCTGACGTCCATCACAATTCATAAGACAGATGGCGAGGATGGAAGGTCACTTATCAACCTTCCTCCTGTCAAAAAGAGGGCATTCCAAGTCTGATGATGAAGTCTTGTCCATATTTGGACATTCGCAACCCCAATTCAGCTGATGCAAAGAGATGACACCCAATGAGTTTGCCGAATACCTTCTTTCCAAAAACAACGGGGACGCGCTTCAGGCGCTCCACGAAGCCTGCGAAAACATCGCATGGCTCAACCGATACTGTGTCTCATCGGGATATATCCGCCGCAATCCGCGACCTTCAGCCGATCAGGCGCGGGGATGAGATATTCATCACGATAAATGGGCGTGAGGTAATGCTTTCACCAATGCAGGCTAATCTCATGCTGCAGGCTTGGGCATCCGTTGTAGGCGGCGCTTATGTCGCTATTCGTCCGGTGCCGTGCCAGTCTCGCCCTGGTGAATAGCGATAGCCGCCTCGACCATAGCCGTTGCAGCATCGATCCTGTCCCAGCCTGCGGCCTCAGCAGCGTCCAGAGCTTCTACGAGCTTCCCGGCAATCGCCTCCTGCAAATCCATTTCCCGGTCTGGGTAGTCGCCTTCACGCTTTGGCTTGATCATATGGCTCTCCTCTTATGAAGAGGATAGTGCGGCAAGCATTTCTGTCCATAGGTTCATATCAGGTTCGGTGAACCTAAAGAGCGCTACATATCAGCAGCGCACTTTGCATATAAGTATCTGTTTTGATTGGGGTTCGAATGGTGGGCGTGACAGGGATTGAACCTGTGACCCCTACGATGTCAACG